GTTGCTTATATTTTCAAACATCCGGCCGGGAAATTATTCTGGGCTTTAACGGATGAAAGCAATAAAGAGCAAGCGGACGTTATTCCTGTTTATGCTGCCGCGCCTGCGTCGGTTGTGCCGGATAATGCATCAGAGCCTCTTGCTTATGCTTACAAAGAGCTTACGCCTGAGATTATGCGCAACCATTTAGCTGTATTCGAGCGATATGGAATAGCCCCAAACGATAGCTCTACCACAATTCAGGCACTGCGAATCGCGCTGGATGGCATAGAGCGGAGCGACGCCATGCTTCATGGTGCTGAACCTGTAAGCCAAACTTACAAGTTGCCAATTAATACACCTTGCCAAGATGCGCCAGCCCATATCTGGCTGCAAACAGCTGGAGTATGGCCAGAAGATGGCGAGTTAAGCGAATTAACGTGGTGCAGCCACAATCAGCACCATGATGACACACTATATGTTCGAGCTGACCTTGTGAATGGCAACTATCCGGTAACTCCGGATGGTTGGATAAGCTGTAGTGAGCGAATGCCGGATAATAATCACGACGTACTTTTCTTCGATGTGTGGGGTTATATCAGGATTGGCTGGTTCAGTGCGGACGACTGGTCGTGGTTTACGTCGGATGATGGGTGCTGCATGGAGGTGACCCACTGGATGCCGCTACCAGAACCGCCTCAGGAGGTTAACCGTGGCTAACCTGCAACTTATCCTCAAAGGTGAAAAGATTTGAGGATTCGCATCATTAATAACACCGACAAGCATCCGGAAGATTATTTGGATTGCTCGTTAGCAGAGTGTGGTATTTCCGTATGGGATGAGTTCGATGTGATGCGTAAAACCGCTTACGGCTATGTCGTAATTCATAACGGAGAAGAATTATTTGTTCGTCGGTCAGAATGCGTGGAATTGATAGAAGAGAATCACCGCACATCGGCAACACACAGCTAAATATGTTCGCAATAAAGGGTAAGTCAATGGCTAAATTTCGGAGAACTATTGTTTTTCTGGCAATGTTATCTGCCTGCCATTTATCACATGCATCGGTTATTGTTGCAACCGCCGCAACAACGGCAGCAATTAGCGCCTCAGCCGCAAGCGAGCAGGAGCAACGCACTGCAATCAATGCATCCGCAAATACTACCACTGTAGCAGTCACGCAAGATAAGCCAAATATAGGCTTTGTTACTTGCGGAAAACGGCATGGAGAGACGGTCGGTTCTCTTGGTTGCGCAGTGTGGCATGACGAACGAGCAGAAATTCCGTGGAAATCATGGACTGGTTACATTCTTGGCGAAAAGATACCCACCAGCTATGAAGTAAATGCTATTTCGTTCGATCAATATAACAGAGTCGCAACGGTCTACTTTTCTTATTAACACGGAGTGATTATGTGGCGCGGTAATAATCATGGCAGAAGCCATATGATACTTACCGAATATAAGCTAGACCACAAAACCAATAAATCGCGCTCAGTATATTTGCTCCGGCACAATAGCCGCGTAAGGAATACCGTGCTGGAGCAAAATCTGACCGTTGAAATGGATAATTTCGGGAATTTCAAGCCAACAATATCGCTTGATGATTTCCCTCGTGGTTTAAGCGAAAGAGAAGCAATGCTGAAGTTAGCAGAATGGCTACAAAGATTGAGCATTGTTATTGAAGATAACTGGAGTCAACCATAATGAAAAACAGAAAGAAATTTTGGATTACTTTTTTGTTTGTATGCCTTTGCGGTTTATTTGTTTTATTAGCTGGTGGTGTTAAATGGGGTACGGTGGGGTGTGGTTTTTGGAGTGGGCTTACTCTTTTCGCAGCTTGGCTTATCGCCAACTTTGAGTCAGGCGGAGGGTATTGGTAAGTGGTCTTATTCCCCACTTCATAACGGATATCACGCTCGTGATAACGGATATTCCAATTTTGATAACGGATAAAGCCAAATGAGGCATTTTTTAAGGCTGGCATTTGTTCTGGCGCTATTTGCTCCTCCGGCTGCGATGGCTGGAGAACAGCAGCACTGTGTAACTGAATCAGAGAATCTTGTAATAGTCACTCAATGCGATGACGGAACGGTGACCGTGGTTAATGTACGAGATAACCGTGTAGCCGTGTGTCGTAAAGGCGAATCATGTAAGGAAATAAAACTATGACTAAAATCACTAAATTTCGCATATCAGAGATTATTGCACGCATCGAAATGTATGGATACGGCGCTGGATACACGGCAGATGAGGTATTGGAGCTTGCCCAAATAGCGTTAGCAACCTGCAAAGACGGTGAGAGTATAAAGCTGATTGACTTGTTGGTGCTGGAGCTGCCAAAGCGTGGAGGGTGGCCTGATGATGTGCTCGATTGTCGCATGGTTAGAGAGGACTGCTGTGAACCATCATATGGGTTCTTTGCTTTTGGCTCTGATCCAGCGAAAAGCCCGCGTGGGCGCAATTTTTGCCTTGAGGTCAGGCTTCCGATAAGTAACCTTGATCGCGAGGAATACACGGAAATAATTTCGCGCAAACAATACGAAGAGGCTCTTGAAGCATCCAATAAGTTAAATTTTGAGCAATGGCTGGGACAACAACGCGAAAAAATCGACCTGGACTGCGGTTGTGTGTCTACTGAAACATTCATGCACTGGCTGCGGGTAGCCTATGAATCTGGCAACCGTCTGGATACTCATCCACAAGAGGTGCCGAAGCCAAGAGTAAGCACAACTCTGGAAAGGAGCTATCTTGAAACTGCATTAAAGATTAAGGCAGGCCATACGCTAGGCGTCATTGATGCCATGTTGGTTCATGAAATGGCGAAGGCTTTACTACCAGAAATTCCCGCGAATACGCCTACGCAAGTTCTGGCGCTAATGAACAAACACAATCTGCCCAGGGAAGCATTCTGGTGCTTTGACCATGAACAGTGGAGATACTCATGCTATGAATGCCGGTATTAATGATGACTGGTGAGCTTGTAGTTCTGGCTACCCGCAGCCCCCCTGGTTACTACAAATCATTGTAGTGGGTGGCATTTAACGAAATCGATCACCCTATCCTGAACTTCAGAAAGAAGGGCTTTTTCACGCGCCAGGACGTCAGGATATTGACGTTCTGGCCTTACCAGATGCCGGAGCTTCCCATTAAGCAGAATGGCCTCAGAAAACACTTTTACGCTGTGCTTTATCCCCTCTGTTTCACTTTTCAACGTCAAAATAAAGCGCAATTGCTTATTAGCCTGATTCGGATTCAATACACGAATTTGCAGTTCGTCTATGCTGTTTCGCAATGGGATTGATGCCACCACACTGGTGCAGTCCCTGATTGTCTGAATTGAACGGCTAACATTGAGAACGTTATTGTGCATGTGCCTGATCCACTAACTCCTGGAGGTTTCTTGTGTCAGATCGAAATATAGCAGCTAAAAGCCAGGAAGAGCGAGACAAGGTGAACGTAGACCTTGCCGCCAGCGGCGTTGCTTACAAAGAACGGCTGAATATACCTGTGATTGCAGAGCAGGTGGCCCGTGAGCAACCGGAAAACCTGCGCGCCTATTTCATGGAACGGCTACGGCACTACCGGCAGTTAAGCCTCCAGTTGCCAAAAGGGAGCGATCCGGTGTATCAGAACGAGGATGCACCAAAAAAATAACGGCAAGATGGGGGAGAAATGTGATTAGCCCCCAGCGTGGCGCGCCTACAAACCCCGCTTTCACAAACTATGCCTTTTCAATGTATACTGTATGAATAAACAGTATTGTTGAGGTAAAACGCTATGGGCTTCCCTTCTCCTGCGGCGGATTATGTTGAAAGCCGAATTTCTCTTGATCAGCAACTAATCAGGCATCCATCAGCAACCTACTTCATGCGGGCAGCTGATGGCCATCACCGTGAGGGAATATTGCAGGGTGCTTTGCTGGTGGTTGATTCCTCGCTTACTCCGGTTGATGGTTCTCTGCTTGTGTGCGCTATGGAGGGTGAATATCGCATAAAGAGATACAGGAAGTATCCGCGCCAGCACCTGGAGGATTTAAGCACCGGGAGGAAAGAGGCGTTACCAGTGGATGACGATGGATGCACGGGGAGTAATGCTGTTTTTGGTGTGATCACTCATGTCATCAATGATGTCCGAAGTGGGGAATTTGATGATTGTCCGGTGATTTAAGCTGCAAAGTGCTGGTGCTTTATACCTGTGAAGTTTATAGTTGTGTACACATAACGAGTACATGAGGTGTTTATGCAATCCATTAACTTCCGTACCGCGCGCGGCAACCTTTCTGAAGTGCTCAACAATGTTGAAGCCGGGGAAGAGGTTGAAATCACCCGCAGAGGCCGAGAGCCAGCAGTAATTGTCAGCAAGGCTACTTTTGAAGCCTACAAAAAAGCGGCGCTGGATGCTGAATTTGCATCCCTGTTTGACACCCTGGACTCCACCAACAAGGAACTGGTTAACCGATAATGAGGCATATATCACCGGAAGAACTTATTGCGCTTCATGATGCGAATATAAGCCGCTACGGCGGCCTGCCGGGAATGTCAGATCCGGGTAGGGCAGAGGCCATTATCGGGAGAGTTCAGGCCAGAGTTGCCTACGAAGAGATCACCGACCTTTTCGAAGTCTCCGCCACCTACCTGGTGGCTACAGCGAGAGGGCATATATTCAATGATGCCAATAAGCGTACCGCGCTAAACAGTGCGCTGCTATTTCTACGCCGTAACGGTATACAGGTATATGATTCTCCCGTGCTGGTGGAACTTGCGGTGGGGGCTGCAACTGGTGAAATCCCCGTATCTTCAGTAGCGGAAAAACTACGTGAACTATATGGTTCCAATATTTGAAAAGAAGCCCGCTCAACCAAGCGGGCTTCCTACTATCACTCAATGATTTTTTCTGCTGTCAGCCAGCTAATTTCTTGCTTTTAGGCGTCAGCATCAGCATCCTCTGCTTCCACATCTGCCGCGACTTCATCGGACTGTTCTTCTTTGGCCTGTTCTGCAATCGCCGCACGGCATTTCGCCCTGGCGGTAGCGATAGCCTCAACTTTCACGTCATTAGGAATACTTGAGGTGACATACATATCCAGTTCTTCAGCACGGAAGACTGTTTTGCCCAGGAATTCATCAAGCATCCAGGTTAAGGAAAAGTCGCAGGAAATCAGGTCTACTTCGCCTTCCGCGCCGTTTGGGAAATGGATAAATATCTGTTTGCCCAGGCCAAGCACGCGACAAGCAGCCATCATTACTGCAAGTTCCAGGTCTTTGTTTTCACCTGCTACTGGTTGATCCACACCAGTAATAGTGCCGTTCAAATGGATATTATATGGCTGATATTTAGAGATGCGTTCTACACGCCATGTGCCGGTTAAGGTTCCCTGGCGGAAGATTATTGGCGTGACCGAAAGCGACAGCTCTCGAATGAGTTGTTGCGCTATGGCTGGGTCATACAGGGGATCTAACGCGATGCATCCATAAGACTGCGCCAGTTCAAACAATTCTTCCTGTGTGCGCTGAATGCCTCTTGCCGTAATAAAACGTCTGACTCCCGTTTTCCCATCACGCCAGATAGCAATGCCATTCTCACTATCTAACTCTTCGTCTAAGCCCAGGTATGTAAGGATGGTTCGCTCAATGGTAGCAAAGGGCAGGGACATATCATCGTTTACATCCACCAGCAGGCCATTACGCAGGCGATATTGAATGTTTTTGGTATTTTCCACGTTAAATCACTCCACAACAAACCAGTCACAGGCCAGCAGGTCGCCAACTGAAGGCACCCACGGAACAACTACACCTTGTGCATTTTTTAAGGCGAAATAAGCACCATACGGAACGAGGTCGCCGGGAAAATATCCCTTAATGGCTTCCATTCGTGCCGGGTACTGTCCTTCAGGAACCAGCCAGCAGAATTGGTTTTCGCCGTTCCACCCACGTCGGGCAACTTTCTTGCCATCCTTCAGCCACATCAGCGCGTCAGAAAAGTCGGCTGCTTCAAGGTCGATTTCTTCTTGTAGAGTAGCGATACCGCCAGCAGAAATAGTTACGTCCCTGGCTGTAATGAATGTCACCCCATTGTGACCTTCAATGCTGAGCGATACCCCATTTTCGGAGGCGTCGTTAACCCGGCTATAGCATTTTTCAAATGCTTTCTCTGGCACATAGACCAGATAGCCATTTTCAGCAGTGACGAGATATCCTCCTATTTGCGGTCGGAATTTTTCCAAGAACACACCATCAACACGAAGCGTCATTCCTTTTGGCTCAACGACTTCGATACTGCCAAAAATGGGCGCATAAGCTTCGCCGACAATAACAATATCTTTGATTTTCGATGCCCGAATGATGCTGTGGCTTTTGTATTTGGGGAACACCTGAAAAGTGCTGGCCATAATCTTTCCTCTACTTAAAACTTTTCGTACTGAAGCGGTGTACGCTTGATTTCAATGCGGTCTTCCGATGTGCTACCAAAGCCACCAGCACCTCGCTCTGTTTCATCGAGTTCATCAACTTCTACCAGCGATACCGGTTCAACACGCTCAAAAATGCCTTGCATGACCGCCATTCCAGGCTTGAGGCAAACACCTTCACCACCAGGATCTGTAATCAGTTTTGCCATGATTTCACCGCGATAATCGGAGTCGATAATTCCTACGCAGTTAGCCAGGCGCGTATGCTTTTTGCAGCGCAATCCGGAACGAGGATAGAGTTTCAGACACCAGCCAGGAGGGATCGCCATAGCGAGGCCGGTATGCACCCACCAGCTTGAGGAAATAGCGCCGTTGCTATCGATACCCGGCGTTATTTCAACAGCAACAAAATCCATCGCCGCCGATCCGGCGGTGGCGTAAACGGGGAGTTTTGCCGCCGGATGAAGGCGTTTCACTTTCACGTTAATCATTGCTTTTTAGCTCTCCGGGTAAATGTATAAATCCGGCGTTTGATATGCGGAGCGGTCGGAACGGAGACGCAGGTATTCTCGATAACACCTTGTTCCTCCAGCGATCGCACAGCGCGCAAGAACTGTGATGCATCACCACCGCCAGACAGCCAGAATTTGCGGGCATAGACGCTGCCATTACGGATAATTTCTGCGATCACCCGCGCTTGCGTCTGGCTTTCTCGATAGCCAAAGAGTTCTCTTGCCTCTCCTTGTGGGATAGCCAACTGATAGCCTTTCCCGCTACGGTGACGGACAAAACCGTGAGCAATGAGGTTCTTCAGCTCATTTCTGGTGCGGATACACCCGTACTCAGGGAACTGTGTGTTGATATCACCAGGCTTATGCCATTCATCAGGACTATCAGCCAGGAGGGACAGAAGTTTCCCTGACAGCTCAGGATTAGTGGTTGGATAGCAGTTCAGGGATGGGTAGTAAGTTTTCATTTGCGCCCCCTTGCCGGATAGCGCCCGGCATTTGCATCAGGGGCAATGAAGCCGCTGGTGGGGCGAGTGAAAACATGGTTAATTTTCTCGGTCATAGCGCGATAATTTTCCTGATAGTGGGCCAGGAGTTTTTCAGCAGCAATGACGGTTACTTTCCGGACGTAGCGTTCAGCTTCCTCCAGATTTCGCCAGTTTTTTTCGAGGGTAAACACGGGAACGGCATCAAGTCCGGTCATAACACCGAACACCACGACCGCCTGGTCGCGCTTAACGCCCGCAGTGAAGGTTATGGTGTAACCGTCAACAGTGAAGCGTTTTGATTCCGTAATACGATTGTGCAAAGTACCCTCCGCAATAGGCGAGGGTACTTTACATTAAAATGCACTGTCTAAAAAGATTGTTAGAAAATTAATTTATGAATCCATCAGGCGACTATTTGCACCAACGGATGCCCCGCTACGGCGCAAATATCGCATAAGTGTTTCGGGCTTTTTCCATGTGCCTTCCTGCATGATCTCGACCATTGACACCTGTTTCTCAGCCATATCAATTGCCGCACCAACACGCGCACTATGGCCTGTCCACGTCCGGTATCTTCCCTTGTTCGGCGTGGCATCTCGTTTGTTCAGCAACCCCCAGGCATCGCTGAATATTTTCTCCATTGCAGGTGCAGTAAGGGGCGTTGTCGTGATTCTGGCCTTATTACTGCGGTGTATTGGCGGGAATAGCACCGCGTCCGGATGTTCTCGAAGTCCGGACACCTCCAGCCAGTCGTTCAGTACGGCGGTAGTGTAACGAGAAAGCACCTTATCAAGTCCGGCGGCGGTCGTGATGGTCTTCGTGTGTGAAATATGCAGCGTTACAGTGTCACCTCTTTGGTCCAGATCTCCGACACGGATGCGCGAGATTTCTGACATACGCATCAGGGTATTGTATGCCACGAAGAGAAACGCCCGATTGCGCAGGTCCACCAGCCGCTCGGAACGGGACAGCAACACGTCGAGCAATTTCAGATCATCCCACCGCAACGGTATAGCCTGGCCTGTTCGCTCGCCTTTTTCCGTTGCCGCTTCGCGCCGGATGCGCCGCATGGCCAGAGACACACTTTTATCGTCCGACAGCGGCGGGAGGCCACATTGCGAAAGCAGCATGTTAAGCATGGCATAGTGCTTATCAATGGTGGTCGAAGCCAGATCGGCCTCATGCAACTGGAGAAGATACTCGCGGGCCATTTCCGGCGTAATCGGGAACCAGGGGCGCTGGCGCGAGTTACACCACCGCGCCCAGGAATGAAACACCAGACGGAGATCACGAAGTGTATTTGGGGCATAAGCTCCCTGGTCGTTCATGAACTGCATAAAGTTTTTTGCAGCTTCCTGGTATTCGGTGCCAATATCGCGCAGAAAACCACCAGAACCGCCGGAGATAACTAGTTCACCCATGAAACTATTAAACCTCTATATACAGATAACGCTACGTGAAAAATAGAAAACTGACAGGGTAGTTATAAGTTAATTTTCAAAATTCAAGCCTTTGATTCGAGGCATGATTTTTCATCCTTGTCAATACTGCCTGTTTACTGGAGATTATAGCCTAACTTTAAATAATGCCAATTATTTAAAGTTAGAAATCGGGACTTTTTTCCCAAAAAAACACCGACAAGATCACTTCGCAAATCTGTCAGCCATGCGGTAGCCGTTTCCTGGTTACATTTTCTAATAGGAACAATCAAAAAAAAGCGGTTTTATCCTTTACTCACCTTGTTATTCAGCATAAATTTGTCACAGGACTTTTATGTTAGAAAACTAAATCGAGTAGGAATAATGAGTAAGAAGTCGATCGAGAATGAGTACAAACGGTTCCTGCAAACCGCTGAACGGTGGAAAGAGCTGGTGGTCGCAAACTCTGTTTTCCATGATACCAGTTACGTTGGCGAGGAATTTCGCCATGTTGCATTAACACATGATCCGGCTGTATTAGAAGAAGCTGAAAAATGCATAGCCGAATGGAAAGCCTTTGTTGATCTGTGTCGCAAGGATGATGACAAAGCCTCAAACATTGTTGAGTCGGTTTATTTACCGATCCCATTCATTGTTGAGGATACTAATCAGAGTACGCATATCGTTATGCAAAGCGCAACCACAACGAGAACATTTACGCGCGAAGACCTGCTGAAAAAATACGATAAAACTATAAAGAAAAGCATGAAAAACAGGATCTTTTCACAGGTTGTCGGTGCGCTTGAAGAAGAACGCAGATTCTTCGCCGCAGAACGTGAGGGCGAGGTATACCGCGCAAGAAAAGAAGGTTATACCGATGTGGTGATTACCACCAATATCGAGGGCAACAATGGACTTTCACGCTTCAGAGTGGGTACGCACGGTGCGCTGATCTTTGCAAAAAAAGCAAACACAGAGATTCCCGTTGTTAACAACGTTGGTGAGCGCCGCACCCTTACCATTTACACTGGCATTAAACCGCTTCCGTGCGGACTTCTCGGCGAATTTGACCTTTATCGGGTTCGTGACCTGGAAAAGCAGCAGCCAAGCTATGTCGTGAAGTCATATATCCTGAGAAACATTGATATCCGCAATCAGAGTTTAAAAAACAAATCAGAGAAAATGCTGTCCGAAGCCGATCCAGCCATACACCAGATCGTTAGCCGGAAAATTCAAGAAGCTAAAGATGCAATGGCAAGGCTGGATAAAATGGACCTGGAACTACTGGAAGTTATGATTGCCTCCGGCGATGACCTGACAGGCATCCGCCTTACTGAAGCCAGGAAAAAATACGGTAAAAGCGTTGAAGAACGCTATGGGTACACATTCACACAAACGATGTACGCGGCAAAACTCTGGTAATCGCAAGCCACCCACAAGCCCCGAATCGCCGGGGCTTTTAAATGTCAATATCAGGAATATCCACTTCTGCCAACACCTGATCGCGGAATGTTGCTAGTTCTGCGCCAATGTCTTCATTAGCAGGCACGTAATCCACCAGCATAGTGAAGCAGTAGGTATCCCATCTGTCCGGCGACTTGATGTTTAACTTCTGCCGCATGTGCTCCTTGCGCATCATCGCCACCTTCCCTTCTTCGTTAAGCATATACGGGATTTTTGATGCCTGATCGGCAGTTTTGGGGTCACTATCGATACGCATACGCCCTGATTTAATGGCATCCCCTGCCATAATATTGGCGTAAGCACGCTGATTGACAAAGCGTTCTCTGTCTCTTAGCGCAAACATAGGTTTACCCCAACGGATGCGAACGGGATTAGCACCACGGCGGACAAGCTGCGCACACGTATCTGAACCAAAGCCATCAGCATCCACAGCAATGGTGATGTTCGGGTATTTATCAGGAGTGCATTCGTTATAGATAAAGTCGGCAAAAGCCAACGGGTCCATAGTGCCTGGCATCTCCAGTATCTTAAAGTTCACAACACGTCGTTTCTCACGATAACCGGATACTTTGCATATATTGAGCACCGATTTGTCGCGACCATTACCGACGTCAGCGGTCGCTACCCAGCCCCAATCTTTCTCCAGCAACACTTTACGCCGTGCGGCGCGGTCGCACTCATCACGACCAAGCAAATACCCGTTAATTGCACGCGGGAACTGGCCCAGCACCTTAACCATGTACTCCAGCGAATCCCTGCCGCCGTACTCCAGCAATTTCTCACGAATAAAGCTCGGTTCAACGAATGGAGATTCTTCAGAGTTAAGGACTATTGCCGTCCAGACTCCTTCCGGATTGCCTTCTGCCTTTGCCCTTGAATGGTGGGATTCATAAAAGTAACCGCTTGGACGCGTAGGCTGGGAAAGCATGAGCATACGGTTATCTTTCTGCGTTAACGCCCCCGTCATGACGTTAATCGCCTTATCTGATATGCCCGATGCTTCATCAAGGATTAGCAGTAAATGCTCCGCGTGCTCCCCCGCCAGTGCCTCTTCGTTACCGAGTCGATAACCTTTACAGAGCACTTCCCATATCCCTTTACGGGAACGCTCATAAAACATGGTGTCAGACAGGACAAAATAGGTCTGTAACCAGCCGTGGCGCTTAACAGCATTCGCCCAAAACTGTTTCACGTATTTGAATACGCCTGTTTTTACCTGGCCTATTTTGTTCGCAACAATAATGACGCGGGCGTCGGGGAACAGGATCATAAAAATTAGTAGCAACATCGCGGTAAGGGACGACTTACCCGTTCCGTGTCCGGACGTAACGGTCGTCCTGCTCCCCGTCTCCTGCACTGACTGAATGATCTGCTGCTGCTGGTGGGAGGGGAACATCCCAAAAATATCGACAACCGCCTGGGTAAAGTTGTATCGATACCTGATAACCATATCGCGCCAACGTGGATCACTGGTGACGCACTTAATCTTACGACCACCAGCCATTAGTCATCCTCCGGCTGGTCTATCGCAATCTCGTCATCTACAGCATCAAAACCGGTATCCCCCGCGTCATAATCACCGTAGATATCAGCCGTGGCGGAAGGGTCTATATTCAGGTCTTCATCATTGGCCTCAAATTCACCGGCTTTACGTTCTCCGTTCCGGTCGTAATCCCCCATCCCAAGCCTATCAACGATTTTCGCTACTTCAGCCCGGCGTTGTGCAAGCCATTGTGGGAGTCCAGCTTGTTGCTCGGCAAACTGCTTCGCCTCTTTATCCAGTTGCTCATCATCAACATCGTTAACGTCAGAAACCGGAGGCTCCAGAAGTGAGATCGCTTTTGCCGCTCGTGCCGCCAGGATAGCCGGGACACTGACGCCCTGCCGCTCGATATATTCAGCAACGCCTATATCGTCCAGCTCCTCGCGCTCACGCATACGTATAGCGGCGGCGATAACTCTGGCGGCGCGTGCGTCAGCGCCAATGCGATACTCAATCTCTTTGCCACGCTGCTCGGCTTGCAGGCGAGTAATCGCCAGTTTTTCTCTGGCCTCAGCCTCTCTGAATGCCTGCTGGCGCGCGCCCTGCGCAAGTTTTTCATCCCCCTGGCGTAGCTTCTGCTCGGTCTGGTAGATGGCAGCCAACCTACTGATAAAGTCATTCATGTAGTAGGCCGCATCGCTTATTAGGCCGAGAAGACGCTGCCCTGGGTGCATTCCCTCTGGCTGTGTATCGCCGAGGGCGTCAATCTCTTCCTGTAGTCGTTCCGCTTCCTGGTCAACGATGGCCTGATACTGAATTGCTCGTTCCTGCGCCATCTGTATCGCAAGTCGTAAATGTTCAGTCGCGCCGTTCTTCATCATCTCACGGGCGACGTTGGTGGCAGGCAAAGTGGCGCTTTGAGCTGATGAGTCAGGGATCATTTGCAATGATCCCTTGTTTCGTTGGGCTTTTTCGCTGCTTTTAGGGATCATTTCCCCCATTTCATCACAAAATGATCCCCTTACATCCTTGTGTATCTTATTGTTATTACTTGGCTTTTCTTTGTGATCCGCATTTTGTTTTTGCGGCATGGCGCGGAATCGTCCACCAGCTAACGATTTGTCAGTTTTTGTAAATTCTGTGCTTTTATCAGCCTTTTTTTGCTCTTTTTTTGGGCTTGTGGCGCTACTTTTTGCGCGCTGTTTTGTACTTTTCCCGGCAGCCTTAGCTTTCGCTTTAACCTCGTTTTTTTTCATATTGAGATGCTTTCTGGCGGTGTTAAAGCTGAGGTCATGCTGCTCGCAATATTCTTTTATGGTGATCCCGGTTTCTTCTCTTAACTCCAGGAACTTAGCTCGATGCGCTTCCCAGTTAATTAACGTCATAGGGAAGCCTCACGTTTTTTCACAGCGGCGTTCCATAGCTGGTTAGTCATCGCCACCAACTGACGCTGCTCCTTTCGTAATTGAGCTTCTATCTTTCGGTTGGTGTTTTTCACCAACAGCCGACCGAATTCAGGAGTGCGCCCGCGCACCTTGAACTGGTATCCATTCAGGCCATGTAGCCAATATTTCCGGGGGTATACGCGGTCGTCTATTTCGCAAATGGCACGACTGGAACGAACAAAAAAACGTATGATGTTATTTACGTTTACGCGCGACACATGAAGGTGAGGATATTGTGCTTTTGCACGGCTGGTGATTTCGGTGACCGTCAGATAGCAGTCAGCCCTGATCATGATATCCGCTATTTCGGCGCTACTGATTTGCTCCATTTATCCCCCGGATAGAAAAAGACCGAGGGGATGATAATCAGCTTGTTAATACTGAGAAGACTGTCAAAAACATGATGTATTAGAAAATTAATATTAACTTACTAACACTACCAGCGGGATAAACGAACAACATGCTTAACTTTTGCCTCCCACTTCCCTTTATGTTTGTTGATCACCGCCTGCGCCATCTTCAGACTGGCTTCAAAATCGGCTTTTCGACCACTATTGCCCACCAGCAACGCTCCGTCTATTTCGGGTAAGCATAAGTAATCCTGCTCGACGGTAAGCGGCATTGATGATGTAACCTGGCAGGCTTTCCATCTGAAGCGTATGCGCACACTCCTGACTGACATCACGACATAACCTGATATTGTGCTCTTGTGTCCGGCGTCTGTGCGTGTAGCCTTGCATGATGTTATCTTGCAGGTGATGATGTCCCAACCAATGTGCATCGCATCCTCAATGCGTAATTTAGTAGCCTCGTACATCAAAAAACCTCCCAGTCAGTAGCGATAATATCGACACCAGTTGCAAACCAGTCTGTCTGCGCCTGTAAATCCCCATTCATCATTACCAGGCGAGGCATAACCATCACATCACAACCTTCAACAATATCGAATGCCTCTTCCGGCAGGAATTCGACGAGCTTTTCTTTGCTGCCAACACTGCCACGGAGCATCGATATATAGCTCCCTTTAGGCCATGATGTTCGCCGGGCATCAAGCCCCTTCATCATCCAGTAAAAGGCCGATGAGAACGGGATGTTCTTTTTGGCGATGAGCACGTTATTCGCTTCTGTGTACTTCAGGAACTTAACTAACCTTACCATCGACTCGGATAACGCAATGTACGGCTCATGATTGATTGCTGACACGCTTACGCCGTGCAGTCCAACACTTACCACTGTCATATCACCGTTCTGTGCGGTTTCGATGTTGACGCCTTTACGAACTAACGCTGCATAAAGCTCCTCGCGCTTTTGCGTCCAGCATTCTCGTCGCCCTATAAAGTCACTCAAAACGAGATCATCTTCTGAATACGCGTTATCGTTCGCCGTTAACATAACGTCTCCTTTTTTACACGCGCGACTATCCCCCGGCTGAACCGGTAGTGACGTCGTAAATTCGTATTAATTAAGGGTTACAGCCTGAGCGGCTATATGATGAATTGAAAGGAGTTGTGGCGGTGGTGCCTCCACCTGCCAGGTTAGCCACGCCCGGCGACGACACTTATCAGAACGTAGTGAATGAAAATGGCTTCGTCACGAGCGCATAGCCGCAATTACCACAACGGAGAAGGCGCTCGTATTAATTAAACACCTTTTCCTGTTGTACGCCGTGCTATTCCGGCTGTCACACCGAATCGCCAGGATGGTGAGTCCCTGAGTCCGCTACCCTACCAACGGTGACTTGCACATTCCGGCTACCTGATGTGCCCATGCAGTGTTAGTAAGGCACCTAACAGCTACACCAGACCGCTAACGACGCATGTGCCATACGCCGTGTTACAACCAAATGTGGTGGCCCCTACCGGACTTGAACCGGTGACCGTGCGATTATGAGTCGCCCGCTCTAACCACTGAGCTAAAGGGCCAGATTACTGTTAATTACGCTTACGCTTTTTGCCAGAACCGCGTAAGGCTTTTGCCGCTTGCTCTACCCCGTATGCAACCACCAGCAGAAACAATAATGTCCACTCCGGGTTTTTATCGGCAAACGCCCAAAAATCCATCACTTGCAGCCACCTTTTAAGACAAACGCCATTGCTGTTAGGTTGCGGTGCCGGGTGCCTCCCGGTGACGTTAACCAGTTAACAATTAACGCCGGATCACTTATGGATTCTCGTTACGCCAGTAAAAAGACCACCTTTACTGTTTTAACTGTTCCGCGTGCGCTTAGCCGCATTCACCGCAATGGTAAGAGCATTTGGCTGACTGGGCGGCGATGACGCCTGTACGCATTTGGTGATCCGGTTCTGCTTCCGGCATTCGCTTAATTAGCCAAATACTCTTAACGTTGCGATGGCGGAGAGTAATGGAATCGAACCATCATCGCTTGGGCGACGGGACGGTTTTCAAGACCGCTTGAGCACCATGCTCCCTACTCTCCAGTGATTGTGGTGGTCGGTGCTGATCTCCGACTGCGCCTCTTTTTTTCATAGCCCATAAGGCCGGTCAGTGCGCTTGATGACTGAGGCATCGATATTTACTACGCCGCCTCGTTGCCATAGGGCGGACTTGCGCGCCAGCAACGCGCATTCACCACAACGGTAAGGGTACTTCGTAGGGATTCGAACCCTCTGCCAAGCACGGCGATCTCCGACGTCGCAAAATACCCTTACCTGTTGTGTTGGTGCCGGTTAACGGACTCGAACCGCTGACATCCTGCTTACAAGGCAGGCGCTCTACCAACTGAGCTAAACCGGCAATTTGGTGGGGAGTGATGGAGTCGAACCATCCGAGTCGCAATGACAGTAGATTTACAGTCTACCCCGCTACCCCTACGGACTAACTCCCCTAAATTGGCGATGGTGGGTGGATTCGAACCACCGACCGACAGCTTAGAAGGCTGCTGCTCTATCCTACTGAGCTACACCATCACTTGCCGGGTACGTCTCCGGCGAGGGCTTCCACCTCCGTATGCTTTTCGGCGCACCGCGCCCTGGCTGCAATTCGGTAACAGGGGATACACAACCCTGGCTTCCAGCGTGATTAGCGCCTTCAGCATGACGGGATATACCCGTTACAAGACATTATTCCAGAAAGCCATTAACCAATGGCTGTTACGCGGGAAGGACGTAACAGGTAAGGGCGCTGACCAGAAAGACCTGACCCTTCTCATTCATCTGGTTAATCACACCAGCGCCCTTGCCTGTTATGCCTCCCCGTTCCCTAATACACAGACGGGGACACTCTGCGGTCGATTTTTTGACGGGGGACGACTCATACCCCGTGGCGTCAGGCTTCTTAGGCCGCTACCATCATCAGATCATCGTTTGCATTTACTTTAATGGTCGGGTTCTAAACCGCCGCAAAGTCGCTAACCATGACGAAAACACTGAAAAAACACCCACCCGAAGGTGGGCAAATATCCCACTCGCGGTATTGCCACTTAGGCGTATGGTCAACCTGGCAACTCGGTGTCCTCAACGGGGAAGGAATAACCCCGCCATACTTACCGCCGCGCCTGTCGCGGTTATCGCTACGTATCAACATAAAAGCCGACTGCCTGAGCAAGATTCACTTTCAAAGGCCCGCAGAAAGGAATCCATAGTCGGCTTTTATCTTGAAGCGGCTCTCTCTCCGCCCGTCACCGTCCTATCCCGGTTGTCGCGTTTGCCACGCCAGCCGTAACGAGGTTTAAAGTCTTTTCACGTTTTCATCACTCGACTGCCGTCTATGGCTGTTCGTTGCAGCGGGGGTGCCTCCCCCTGGGGATATCCCCGGCCTTACCCCCATTCTTTCAAAACACAATGCAAGGCCACATCCGCATAGGTGCATTACCGCAACGTTAAGGAGACTCAGAGTCAGCAAAATAAGAGGAAAACCCAACTCTGCGCCTCCTTAACGTTGAGGATGTGCACTGATGATGACCCGATGCAGCCTGGCCCACTTAACATACTCACTGCCAGATCATCATCAATGAACACCTTAAAAAGACCTTCCGTGGCTCAAGTCACTGTCGTTTACTCCGTAAAATGCTCTCGCTGAAACCACTTTACGCACTAAACCTGCCGGGCATGTATTTGCACGGTGCCGGAGCTTTCCCTTACCTTAAAATTTACTTTCTAACACTTAAGTTTGTTTGATGCTGGTGGGGGAAGACAATGAAGTGACTATCAAACCCGCAAGCGACATGGGAAGCTCCCCACCAGCACGAAAAATTCTATGTTAAGTTAATTCCATAATCAACATGTTAGAAAGATAATTTTAGTTTTCTAACACATTATTTCCCGTAAAGATTTTCAACTCCACCGTTCTTCTTATCCCACTCGTTCGCCCATACCCGGCAAGCATCAATTATTTCCTGACGTCGATCGCCCTGCATGAACGGAATGCTTTCATGAAAGCTGCTTGGAATGCAGGCCACACTGAACACTGTATCAAACTCAGTCTGCTTGATTGCCTCCAACGTCTCTGGACGCATTTTCAATTCGTCGATCGGTGCATCCTTAGAGTCCATAATCCGGCGATGTAAGCGTGGAAAATCCGTTTCAAGGTACGCCATAATTTTATCTGCCAGACATTCGTCTATGTCGGTATTCCAGTCAGTTTCGAAGCCAGGAATTCGGTAGTAAAGCGGCGCTCCCCATACTGACGGGATCACATCCATCGTCAGCAGGCGGCTGGTTCTGATTTGCTGATGGTAATTTGCCGTCAGCAACGCTTCGCCACGTTGCCCAGTCTCCGCGACCAGACCATGCGGAAACTCATGGATATAGGCAATAGCTTCTCTTCCGTCATACATTAGCGGGAATGTCTCTGGCCTTTGCCCCATGCCACAGGCGCGATTCAGATCATGACCAAGCTCTGAGCACTCTCGTTTCAATGTTTCAATAATGCTCTGCGCCGCTGCTAACTTTTTACGCAGTGTGACGAGTTCGCCTTGATACTCAACGCATTGCTGATTTAGCTTGGTTAAACGCTCTTTTAGTTCCCGACGCTCTCTTTTCAGCGTGCGGTTATCTTTCTCCGCAACATCCAGTCGTTTTGTCAGGCTTGGCGGATAGTCTTTTTTGTAACGACTCAAATCGACTTCAGCAGATTTGCGCAGTGTATTTGCCTGCTCAAGACGCGCCTCCAGATTGCCGATCTCATTACGCATATTCGCGGCAAATTGATTAACAGCATCCCCCAGGCTTTCAACTGTCGCTGATACACCAGTGACTTGAGAAAAACGGATCAAGCCATCATTAACGGCTTGCTGATATTCCTCAAACTGATCCACCAGCTTATTGTAATCAACTGCCCCATCATCAAGGAGCTGGTTGATTTCCGCCACCAGGTTATCTGTAGTGGCAATGACGCTCTCATGCAGTCGCTTTGACAGGTCATCGCCCGGATTTCGTTTCTGTATAAGCGCGATTTGTGTCCGCAGCGTTTCAATTGCGGTTGAGATGATCTCCAGGCTTGATGATTCTACTTGCTGACTCATGTTTGTTCCCTTTCTTGAAATTAGTTTTCTAACATATTTTATTAGTATGCAATTTCAATAAAAAGACTCAGGCAACAAAAAACCCGCCAACTGGCGGGTTTATGACCGTTTAGACGTGTTGGAGTAGCATGTATGCCATATAAATCAAAGCTATCAGTACGACAACTACCTCTGAAATTCTAAACGCGCGCTTTACTATCTGCCGCTCACCGTGGGGTATACCATCCGAGTATTCCTGATCCGTCATTTTCCCCAGCCAGCTTACCGATAACAGAGCTGAATTCTCACTCATATCAAGTTCACTTACGGCCTCTCGTATAAGTGGCGCGGTTACTTTCCTGGAAGCAACTTTCATGGTTATGCTTCTGGTTCTTCCGGCGTCATCAGCAAACGTCAGATTTACGTGGTGTTTTCTGCTCAATGAACAAACTCCCAATCATTGGCTTTCGCGCTTTCCGGGGTAATGCATACCTTGTCGCCGGTAACTATGTTTCGGGCTTCTAATGCCCCATCATCCATCTTTTTAAGCTCTATACAGAAAGAATGAGGCCATGAGCAGCGACGAGCAACAACGTTAGCACCGGCAGGGATAAGTTCAGCCACGTTAAGTAAACGCAAAACGATTTCTCCGTTTAATCAAGATTTACATATTCCGTGATAGCTTTTATGGCTTCATCGGCACTGCGCGCCTCAAAGCAGTAATAGCCTGCTTCCGTGAGGCGAGTCATCCAGACGAGCTGTTCGGGAGTCAGACGGTTTCTCCCGTGCTTCATCTCAATGCGCATTCCGTGATACCCACCACGAGCAAGGTCAATAGAAAGGTCCGGATAGCCCTTCTTCTGACCTTCTGCCACCATCTTAATGGCTGTCCTTTTGCCTCTCAGGCCGCCGTTCGGTGTTGAGTGTGTGTGCTCATACACGTATCGCATGTTGCGATACAGCCAATCCAGAACGCGAACCTGTTCGTAATGTTCGTAATTCCGTTTTAATAAGTCAGGATTTCTTTCTAACTCTCTCAGTGCAGCAGCGTGCGGGGATATTTCAGAATACGCACTATGATGCCTGCGTCTTCGCATCAAATTTCTAACACATACTTACTGAAATCAGGAACACGATAATAACAAGAGCGTTATTTTTATCAAAACCGAGGGGAATACTACTGAAGAGATAGGCGGATGCAACAGGTCGGACTTGTTTTTAGAGTAAATGGTGATGCGGGTCAACAAGCCGGGTAAATTGTATGTCATTTACCCAACTTGTTATTTTTAATGGTTTATTTTATCAGGCTCGTTAATTTCCATAACCGCCTTGTCGATAGCAATCATCCATCCTTCATAGGATAAATCATCAACAAGTCCCACCAGCTTATCGTCAGTGTGCGGAAAATAAATCCATCCCCATTTCGAAGGGTTTTCTATATGCCGCAGGGTAAATACCCGCTTATAACGGTGGTATTCAAGGGCGTATCCCTTCCCTTGTGAGTACGCTTTTAAGTCGTCGATCGTAAACCTACGATTCTTCCGCATGGCTACCCCACGATTCGATATTTCTCTATAGACTCGTCGTAACTTGTGTATACGTATGGCTCTGTATCATCAGCATAAGGCGCGACTTCCAGAGCATGAACGGGATTGTATACCGCGTCATTTTCCAGGCGATCGCTCGAATACAGATGCCCGGCTAAAACCGTAAGCGCCGGGCGACTCATTTTGTAGATTTCTGCCACATCACTATCTACAACTTGTCCAAATGATATGTCGCCACGCTCCAGCAATAACGTTTTAAGCGCAGGCCACCACGGCCCATAAAGATGATAAAGCTGTGGATCTCTTTTCAGCCTTTCCGCCATGCCATCCAGATATGCATCCAGAAACGCCTCTTCACTCCTGCCATTGAGCGCCTGCGGCAAAATGTCCTCAAGGTAGGATTCCGTCGGTTTTACAGTGTCAATTAATGTCGTCATTCAAATTCGGCCCCGGTTGGGGCCGCTCCTTATCTGTTAGGCCGCATCGGCGATTATTTTACGCAGTTCATCTACCGAGTAACGCGTAGATACCATCCATGCAGGACGGTCAAAGTTCACATCAGCAACCGGGTTTGCTTCAAAATTCCAGAAACGCCCGCCAATCTTCTTAATCGCGTCTTTGGCGTTCCGTATTGTCGAGGAACCAGGTTGGTCGGCAATGAGATAAACCGCACCGACGTCCTCGCTGACACTCCACCAGCGCCCGCGAACACGCGCCTTAGCGCGAATCGGCTTATCATTAACCACAATGATATAGTCATCATTCGCCGCTTCATCAGCTCTGGCTTCAGCCACTGCCGCCTGCTCTTCTCTTTTGCTTTCAGCCTGTTCAAGCCTTTCCGCGATCTCTGATTCGGTGGCCCCGCCGTTTTTCAGCGATACATAGTCTTGCCACGTTGCTGATTTGAGCGCATCCGGCAACTCATTCACATAGTCACCGTCTTTCAACTCACGGGCGCGGCGGGTAGCCATTTCTACCAGGCGATTAACAGAAACAGCATCAGCAAAATCGTCCTTACTAATGTGTTTTTCATCAAATGCATTGATGACAGCCCCCACCTTAATCCACTGTGCTGCCGGTGATTCCAGGGGGTTATCAGCCTTAACAATGGCGAGTTTCGCTCCATCTACCCCATTATTCGCCAGCTGTTCCAATGCCGCCCATCCATCTGCATCACTGAGTGATTTATATTGCTCAAACAATGCATCGCGCCAGGCCACCAGCGCAGAACGTGTTTTTTCGATCTTCGCCTTAATTTTCGCGATCTTGACCTGATTAAACATCCGTTCAATATCATCGATATTGCTAAAGGCTTTCATCCTGCCCTGGAATAAACGGTATGCCAGCACGGTCCTCCAGAATGATTCCAGACCTTCTCCGGACGGTTTGCGGAACAAGCTAAGAATATCTTCAGAAGTGACTTTATTAAGCGAACGACCTGACAGACCACGCCCAGCCATCCAGTTTTCGAACTCCTGGGCAACATCATCCATCGTTGCCTGTGCGCCCCATGCCTGCATTCCCTGGGTGTAATCATACCCATACAATGCCTGGAGGAATCCCTCGCCGTCCACGATATTCAGCGGGTTATCACTGGCTTGTATTTTTGCCACTTCACGCTTCAGCGCCTCGTCGTTGCCATCAGGATATATCCATCGCTCAGGTGCTATATCCGATGCTCGCCCGATTTTTTGGCCTATCACGCCATCATAGGCCGATGACAGCGCGATCTGACCATCATCTGTGCGATATGCCCAGTATTTAATAGCTGACCCACCGCCCCATGCATTACCAGGTTTACCAGCAATAACATTCATTACCCCATTGCGAATAGCATCATAGAACTGATCGCGAGTAAGTATTGTTGATAGCTGGTGGCACTGAACACCACGCGCAGCCGTTGCGCGCGATTCAGCTACCCCCTCTTCAAAAGTTACCGCCTCAATCACAGAGTCAAACGGCAATGTAACGATTGACCCCGGTGCTCGAGCGTAACGACTTGCTCTATCCAGCCAGGCGATACGGCAGAGGTATTGTGCTTTTTCACCGTCAATTTTTTCCACCCGGACAATCGCTGTTGTTTCGCGATCATCAATGACTGCACGGTAATAACTACCTTTATGCAACAGGATATTCTTGTCAGTGCGCATATATTCCTGTGGGTTCTGAATAACATCGATACTGATATCCAGCACACCAGACTTAATAGCGCGCTCCACATCACCACGAGAGCGTTTCATTATGGTATCCGCGTCTTTTGCCCTGGTGATCGCAAACCGCAGCACCCGCGCACGTTTTCTGTAGCTACTCAACTGCTCAAGCGCGTATTTTTGCCCATTCCTGTTCGTACCCGCTTTTATCAGGTCGTCAAGATTGCGCTGGTAATACTCTATCTGTTCCATCGCGCTTTTCAGTTCTGTCTCCATCATGCCGATATCTTTTCCGGCGGCGTTTGCCGCTTTCAGGTAGATATCGAGAGCATTGTTGGCCTCGCGCTGTGCTTTCAGTTTCAGACGTTCTTCACGCTCTTGCGCCTGGCGAGCCATGATTGCGCGGCGTTCTTCCGGGTTTGCCGCCAGCATAATGGCGCGTTCATCAGCATCATCCGCATCACCATTGGCGATCTCTGACATGTCGGATGTCATCACCATCTTGATCCAGTCTTTCTTACGTTTCAGCGTATCCAGACGGAAGTCGTCGAATGTGCCTTTGCCACAATAGTAGTGAACATTGACCTTTTCTTGCGGTGAACCTACGCGCGCACCGCGCCCATTTCGTTGGTCGATACTGGCTGGTGTCCAGGGTAGTGTCAGGTGGTGGATATCGGTTGTCCCGATGTGCAGGTTAATACCTACTTCAGCCTTCTTGTTACAGATTATGATGCGCGTGCGACCTTCGTTATAGTCGGCGGCAATACCTTCCATGCCCTCAAGGCCAGCATCATTTTTAGCGGAGAGATAATCCTCATATTGGGCAAGTTTGCTGTAGTAGGTTTCCCATGCCCCTTCTTTGTATTCACCGTTTTTGTTTGGAGTAGGTTCGGTCGGCTTATTCACCTTCTTCAGCTTGATGCCACCAGCCTGGCTAACTGTCGTCGCATTGATAATGCCAATCTCCTGCTCCGGCATTTGCAGTGCACTGGCGATAATACGGCGCAGCTTCTGGTGCTGGGCTTTTTCATCAATAAAGACGATCTGCTTACCGTTCTTCAGACCTTCACGAAGATTTTCGATCAGCGCGGCATACTTCGGCGGGATGGGGTGCGATACCTGCTGCATATCAATGCCGGCAGCCGCAATGGCCTTCAGTATTTCAGCTTCCAGTTCAATGCTGGCACGTATTTCAACATGCGTCGGATGTTCACTAAAAGCGGTCTTCACTACCTTGCTGGTACGCGTACTGACCAGCCCGCCAGCGCCGTCTTCCTCGGCCTCATCAACATCATCTGCCACTTTACCGCCAGCTACTTTTGGCAAGGCATCAGCAATAGCTTTTACCTGGTCTGCAAGCTCAACGGGGAACTGGAATGTAATCGCACTGGCATACAGATCCGGGTCTATAGCAACCTTATCCATGTCACGGATGATGGAGAAGATGAAATCATCCGGTTTGTCGTTAGTGATATGCCCGTTTTCATCGACTGTCAGCTCATCATTGCGACTTAACTCCTGAGCACGCTTACGAAGCTCTTCATAAGCAGTCTCCTGCTCCCCTGTCATCGGGATCTGCAAGGTGTTCTCGATGATGTCGGGAATTTTAACCGTCGCTCCGACATCTGCAGCAGTCTTCAGAGTGGTCCACCGATGGAAAATACCACGCAGGCCGTCAAGGTTCTGGAAGCCCACCAGCCCCTGCTTCTCTTCCACTTCCCCGGAAATTTTCTGGACCTGAACTGTGGCTGTTTTGCCAAACACACGAACGAAATCATCAGGCGTAATGATGCCCATGCGCATCCACTCTTCCTGCGGAATGACAGTAGACAGCATGTTGAAGGCATCAATCGGACTGTTCACCAGCGGAGTTGCCGTCAGCATGACTACACCACGCCCGTTGTTGCGTTTCATCATGTACGCAGCTTTTACAGCCATGTCGCGGGCCATCTTGGATACTGCCGGGTTAGGCAAATATGCCAGTTGTCCCGCTTCACGCCCGGCATTAAAGGAGTTGCGGTAGTTATGCCCCTCGTCGGCAATCACGCTATCGAAGTTCATATCCTCAAAGTACGGGATATTCTGCTTCTTCGTTGTACCGGTATTCGCGGCCTGATCCTTAATCTTGTTCTTCTTCTGCGCATCACGGTGTTTACCGGACGCCAGGTCAAGACGCCCCATTTCCACAGCATTAAAGACAGCTTGCTGTGAGTTCTCCTCGATGGTTTTTTCTCGTAGCGGGATAGACGCGAATTGTTCTTTTGTCATGATGACCGTTCGCCAATTTGACGACGGGATCATGTTCATACGCTGAACGATAACGGCGCTGGAGGACTCTTTCACAACATTTCTGGTAAGAGGCTGCCCGTTACTGTCGAGGCGTGGTTCGCCATTTTCATCAAGCACCGGCGCGGTCAGAATATTTCCGCTGTCATCACGAACTTCATCCAAACCGATAAACATCATATTGGCGAAGGCATCAGCACTGTAGAAACTCTGTGCCTCGTGATACCAGTTCTGATAAACCGCCTTCGGAACAACAATACACGTGCGTTTAGTGCGACCTGTTTCGAAGTTATACGCCTCAAGCGCAAGCGCGGTCGTGGTTTTACCCAGCCCGGTACCAAATCCCATGATGCCACGCCCATCTTCTGACAAGCGCCGAACTTCTTCATTCTGATAAGTCAGAGGAATGCGCTTTCCACTAATCCCTTCCAGGCCAAGCGGTGCGTCAGAATGTGTGAACGGAATGAAACCATTGAATGCGTCGTTATAGTCACGGGCTATCTGATCCGCCTGCGGGTGGGTGCGTAACCAGTCGTTAAAGCTAACTTCCAGTTGAGCAATTTTATCCAGGTACTCGTTAGCGTTCTGCCCACGCGGTTTAACACCGTTCAGGTAGTTTTCTAACTGGTTCAGGAAGCCGTCTTTATTGTTGGCCTTCTTGAACTCATTCCCGTTTTTGCCGTTTACGGTTCGTAGCTGATAGCCGGTAAATACCCCGTCCTTACCTTCGTAATCGTCCGGAGATACCAGAATGCCATCGACGACCTTCAGATCAGGTTCAGTGTACTTAAACTCGTCATAGCCCTGCTCTGCCAGGAACTCTTTTATCAAGCGGCGATCCAGCCAGCGGGCATTCAGATTAACGGTGACTTTATTTAGTGGCGTGAAAATACGTTTCTCTTCGATTTTCGCCAACTGACGCTCAAAGTTCGCTTTCTGCTCACCTGTTGACGCATCACGCCAGCCCATCAGCAATGCTGTTTTGGTTGCAATATCGCCGCTGGTGGCGCGGTCCATCGGCAGCAGGCAGCCATACCCATCAATAGCGATATCATCAAATTTCGCCAAGTATTCAAGGGCCGCGTCGTCGTCCTCTGGCAGTTCACCAGCAAACGCCTCACGAAAGTCTCCCAGCGTTATAGGATTAAGGGCTACATCACTGAAAAGATGTGCTATCACTTGTTCAGGACGTGTAAAGTCAATACCGGCAGCACCATCTGTTACATCAAGTCGCCCTGCCAGAAGGTCAGAAGTGGAACCATCCTGTTTCACATTGCCAGTGAACGTCATCCAGTTTTTAGCGCCAGCTTCAGCAAGCCCATTCAGCTTAATAGCGTGCGGTGGTCCATACTTCGCAACTTCTGCTGCCGCCAGGCGGGATGCATCTGCCAGTTTGTCATCAACGTTCACACCCAGGTTACGCAAATCAAGTGCCTTGTTGATCAACTGACCTATCAGCGCACCGCGCATAACGCGCTCCCTGTCTTTTTCTCGCTGCTTGCCAGCAAAGCGAATCATTGCTGCCACTTCATCACTGACAACCGATGGATAGTCGGACGCGATCGCCGATATCTGGTCCCATGACAAAGCCAGAATCCCGTTTGTTGACTGGAACGCGATCTGCAGATCGCCAAACGTCGAAACACCATATCGACTTACATCAAGTACGGAGGATTTGGTTGTCGCATCTTTAACCCATTGCAGGCCATCAAACTCGTGCCAGATGCCACCTACAAGGCGCTTGTCTCCTACTTTGGCGCCCTGCCATGCCTGAGTAGTTACGCCAAGCAAATCCCAATTAATGCGGCTTTCAAAGCGGCGCGATAGAGCGGTTTTCATCGACTCATTGGATACACGACCGTCCTTTTTCACCACCAGAGTATTGCGGAAGCTGGTACGTTCCATGTCGCCGTAAACAAATCGTTTCCCTTCGGTTGTAAACCATTTTCCTTTGAGGAAGGTATCCCAAAGGACGTTTGCCGATTTGAGTGTTGAATCATCCGTGTCGGGGATCATCTCCTGGAAGGTTTCCGGGTGTTTACGCAATACCCATACGTCCACCACGGTATCTGTACCGGATTCGCTGAACGTACCAGAAGGCATACGATGCGCGCCCAAAAATTCCGCTTTACGGCTGACTTTATCGCGCAATTTTTTGTATTTCGTACCATCGGTCATGCCATTCGGCACCACCAATACAATTAGTCCACCAGGCTTAACCTTGTCGATCGTGCGCAGCACAAAATAATTGCCAACGTTCTTCTCGTTTGCATATACCGGATCAAGCCCGGCGACGCCGGAACGCCCTTCGCCAAACGGTACGTTACCAACTGCGTGGTCATACATTGCATCTTTCGCCGCCAGCGCCTCAAACGCCCCGATATTCACATCATCTTCCGGGTGCAAAAGCTGGTTTATTCGACCGGAGATCGGAGACAGTTCGGCGCTGGTCATTATCATGCCCTGCCGTTTTGTCTCCTGGAAAATACCTGTGCCTGCTGACGGTTCCAGTATGTGACCGCTATCAATACCGTAGTCGCCGAAGAGATCCCATATACCTTCTGCCATAAACTGTGGCGTGTAGTATTCGTATTGGCTGCCCTCACCATCTGTCAGGCCGCCTTCACCGGTATACCCGGCAAGAATCTGACGCTGTTCGTCAGTTAATTTCGCTCCATCGAAGCCGGGCGGAAGGGAATTAAGAAGATCTACTGCGGCGTTGTTTGCTGTCCGGCGTGTTTTCTGAATACTGACGCCATCGACTTTCTTAACGCCAAAGGTCACTACAGCTCGCGGTTTATGCAACCGACTAACAATTTCAATCAGCGCCCCAATGCTGGTGGCCTGGCTAATTGAATCAATTATTTTGTCCAAAGGAAGCCCCCTCAAAACCGTTAAATCCGCCTTAAGCGGTACGGTTTGAGAGGGTATGGAGTGTGTTAATTTCGCAGAATCACACCCCGAAGGTTCTTACTCAAAAGGGGATCATGGTTGAACCTGGATAACATCACCGTTCTTAACGGTAATGATTTTGTTCAGAAGAACGATTTGCGGGAAATGTCCAGCATACCAACTGAACGAACCAATCACTTCATACTGGCCTGGTGGTACGTTTTCGAACTCAAATTTGCCTTGAGCATCAGTCAGGACAGTTCTGTCATATTCCGCAACCCTGCCGTCGATTATTTCTAAGGTCTGAGTGTCGTAATCAATTTTGGGGGTATTTTTGATATATGAAGTATACGGACGCAGTATGATATTGGAGCCAGCACCAATCTTCACATCCCCTCCGCGAGTTACTCCAAATAATTCCCCCTTAACCTTACCTGTGCCTTTTTTCGGCAATGCCTGATATTCCTCTACAGGGAATGCTGGGCGTTTAACAAACTGTTTTACTTGCTGAGGCTTGTTGTATGTCTGAACCGGAGCGCATCCTGATAATGCAAATGCACAAACAATAGTCGCTAATATTGCTTTTTTCATAACTTTCTCTTTTCTCAAATAAATAACGCAAACCAATAATAACCAGTGTTATCATTAACTTAGCGCAACTTAACTTTTCTGTTAGATAATACATTGAATAAAGTTAAAGATGAATGCCGTTTAATAATGTTTGGTGTAATAGAAATCACATTCTCAACATAGTTATTGCTCTTTTTTCATTCGGAGCATGATTATGATCAATAATGAACCTCGCTGGCTTATTGAAGCCCGTAAAAATATTGGAGTCACCGAAATAAAAGGAGCGAAACACAATCCTGAGATCGTCCAGTTCTGGCGGGATATTAAGCGCGGTGGAATTAAAGACGATGAAACGCCGTGGTGCGCAGCATTTGTCGGTGCAATGCTGGAACGTGTAGGCATCCGCTCAACAAGATTTGAGTCGGCAAAATCCTATCTGGATTGGGGCGAGAAATTAGATACACCGGCATACGGATGTATCGTTGTATTTACTCGCGCAGGCGGTGGGCATGTAGGCTTTGTTGTCGGACGCCGCGCCAATGGCGATCTGCTTGTCTTGGGTGGGAACCAGGGGGATGCTGTTAATATTCGCGCATTCCCAACATCAAGAGTGTCTGGCTATCGCTGGCCTGCTGGCGAACCACGCAATACAGCTCTGTTACCTGTCGGCGACGCAGCAACCTCAACTAATGAGGCATGAAAAAGCCCCGGCCAGGCCGGGGCATCACACTTCAAGTTACGATCCAATCATTACCGACTGCATCCGCCGTCGATAAATCGACTTCCCGGATCTGGCATCCATTAATACAAAACCATCCGGTAGTAGAGCAATTATCAGGCCAGATCCATATACCAACACTCCATGCTTTACGGCAGCACACTTCAGCCTGTCCTTCCCTGATTTTTTTTACCGCCTGCATGATGTCCATCACTCGCCTCCCCAACCGATCACCTGGAATTGTCCCATCCTTGGGTGATACCAGCGTTTTCCTCGGTGTTCAGCCTCCGACATCATCAGGGTAAAGGCATTCATGAAGGGAGATAAGGCCACAATAGTACGACGCGACAATACCCCCTCTGGCGTCAAAAACTCATGCGTATCTGTGGGAATCCGGTAAGCGTTGACCAGGTTACGGCATTTGGCTTCAGTCAGGCCACATTTCGCCGCTAACTGGCGATAGCCAATGTAACCTTCTGGCATGTTGCCCTTCTTGATCTGCTCGACGGTTTCAGCAACCTGGCTAACCTTTGACTCAACAACATGAAGCCGCTTTTGCTGCTGAACTGCATTTGCAGCCATTGCAGCGATCATCTCTATTTCGGTCAACGGCTGGCGTACTTGTTCTTCCAGTTCGCGCCAGCGGTCCACCAGCCGGGCGGTGAATTCGGGAGAGAGCTGCGCAACGACGATAATGCTATCGCGCTTGCCTTGCTCGCCTTCGAAGACGTAAGCCTCAACACTACGTCGTAGTCCTAAGTTATTGATTTTTTCGAAAACCTCAATTTGAGGACGAACAATAACGCCACCTTTGTCTAATGTCTCAATAGTGCGTTTCACATTGTCATGACGTTTTCCCACCAGCTCCGCGATCTCAATGCTGGTCATTGATGGCTTTTCGAGAATGCAGATATCCATCAGTGAGACTCCGCAATGCCGGGATTGGTAATATTGCGATACCAGGGATTGGTGTTTGGTTGTGGGGAAGTAGAGAAACGACCAGTGAGAACGCCATACTGATCAGGGATCAGAGAACGGGCTTCTTTTTCAGTTGCGGCAATTGCGAAGTGATCGCAGTGTTTTTGCAGGGAGTGAAAACGCCAGATGAATTCTGGACGTGAGCAAGGATTGGCATTAACCATAGTTACGGCCTCACTAACAGGTTTAACAACCTGCTACCCGCTGCTAAACAGGTGGCAGGACGTGACGGGGTTAGCAGACTGGCGTTAGTGAAACCAGCAGGCCGAAGCCTCCCCATCACGCCCCACCATAATTTGGGCGTAACGCGGTTTTACGGACACAAAAATACCGCAATATCGGATATCTGCGGTTGTCCGCACTAACATTCAGGCTGCTAAACCCGGTCGCAGAATTTGCTACGACGGCATGAATATAAGCCTGAACATTAGAAAGATCAACAGAATTTTTATCAGATGCTGTTTTTTAGTGACGATATAAATCATACATTCTTGATTAGAAACATCAATTTAATTTTCTAACATACATTTTCGAGCGATGAAATTCCCGCCGCACGGTTATTGTACAGTCAATCGCAACATCATCCCCGAAAGCCCTCCGGAATTGACCAGTCTTCCCGGTCAAATTCAGACCGATAGCCACGCTGTTTCATCAGGTCAAAGGCTTCACCAATGGTTGCACACCCCTGGGAGCCAGAATAATCCATTGAGAAATCCAGGGCACTGGATTGTTTAGGCTTATTCACTGCTGTAGCGGCACTACGTATCCATGCAAATTTTTTTGCCAGCTTTTCAGCGGTACGATACAGAGCCTGCCGTTTTGCGTGCCCCTCATCTGAACGACGCTTTGCAGCTCTCGCTTTTGCCGCCGCCAGGCAGTGGTTGGTATGTTCTTCCCTGATTACTGGTTTTTTATCCAGACCCCCATTATCCGCTTGAGAACTATCTGCTGGTGAAGCCTTTGGCTGAACCGCGCATGATCTTTCTCTTCTTTTGGCTATAGAGTGACTCTTATTTTCTATTGGCTGTTCATTTTGAACATGGGGGGACTTGTTCAATTTGAACAGGGGGTTCCCAGTTTCAAAAAAATAACGAACCTTTGAAATCAACTGCTTAACCAGTTTTGTGGCGTTGGCAAATTTGATGCCCTGCTTACTCCCTATCTCCATTGCTACATGAATGAAGTGGAGAAATTGTGTTGTAAACCGGTACACGTTACACACCTGAGCATTGTTATTCGCTACCTGATGCTGCTTAACAAGCATTCCGCACTTCGTCGCTTCGGCAAATGCCCGGCGCACAGTAGAAATACTGCGTCCTGTAATCTCGGACATATCCGCATATGAGCGACGGATCATGTATTCATCGGTAGCTCCTGCCAGGTTGGCGAACTCGGCAATAATGGCGCTATGTGAAGGGGAAAGAAAACCGCTATGACGAGCAAAAAAACTCAACTGATGACCTTTGATTTTTTTGTGGTATTCAGTGTTGTTTTTATACTCAGAAGTGTTGAAAGTAACTGAAACTGAATTTAAAATACTCACCAGATAGTTCCGTGAAAAATCTATCTACCGTATAAATCTATGCCAGTGGATTTATACACCCAAAAGCCGCTACTCAGCGGCTTTTGCTTTTTTTGGCAGTCGCTACCGGAGCAGTGACCGCGATCCTACTCGATCACGTGCCGTCGGATCAACAGTGTATAAAAACACACTGTGTTAGAAAATTAAGCTAGCTTTTAGCTCACATCCTCTTAGACACAAAGATCAGCGGAGTCACCGTCTTGTTCTCTTTCACCGGTATTTCTTGTTGTTTATTGGCTGATATTGGCAGACCATAAGTGGCATTAGCCCCCAGGGATTCAAGCATCGCTGCGACAATGCGTGCATCATCCTCTGACTGCATACGGCAGAGCGCCCGGCGCTGTTCTGCGCTGATAAAAACAGGCATTTCCTGGATAGCATCACGCAAAATACGGCGGCATTTCTTCGCGTTCTCCCCCTGGCTTTCCATCATCGCGGCCTGGTCGCGTAGTTTGTCGCGAAGCTGCATATTTTCCACTTCAAGATGTATCAGTTCCGACTCCAGAACTTCACGTTGTGCTGATTCGAATATGGCTTGCTGACTCTTCATTGCTGAAAAGTGGTGAACCAGATCCGTAGCAGCATTATCGGTAAAACCTTGTTCGATAAGTGCCGCATGAATCGCCGCGTCGCGTTCTTCTGCTGATTCAAGCATCAGGCTTTTCTTGTCGAGGCTGATATAGTTAGGCACAGTTACGTAATCAAAACCGTGAAAAGACTTTACCAGGGATACAGAGTAATCTGGACCAGATGTAGCCCATGACCAACCACCTGCGCCAGAATTAATCATACCCTGAACAATACGTCCGGTGTCCGTATCCAGTATTTCCTGTGTATGGGTAACAATGCCGTTGTCGTCAATTGAAATGTCGATAGTCCTGTTTGACGGCACGTTCTCCAATACAACAGGCTTCCCATCTACCATCACAACAGAGACTTCCGGCAAGTCCAGGCTTTTCGTTTTGTTATAGTGCATCGCCCGGCGACCATGACCGTAATAACCATACATCTCACCCAGTGCGATACGCTCTTTTGTTTCTGGCGAGTTGAATGTGTCTCGTACCGACTGGATAACGTAATTGCGATTGTTCTGAGGTGTGTGTTTGCGGATTTTCTCTACCAGGGAGAAGCGATCCGTAACGGTATTCAGTGATTGCATTATTTCCCTCCGGTTAATTATTGCTCATCACAAATTTTGCAAAGTTGATTAATTGTTCTTGCGTCCAGTTTTCCGGATCGTCACCGGACGACAACGGCGCGGATTCGTACATACCATGCTCGTTGTTTTGCTCTGATTCATTCGCTTTAAACTCTTTGATCATTACGTTGAGAGTGTCATCGTCGATACAAAGCTGTTCGGTGAACAGATAACGCATAAACGCGTCGCTACCCGCCAGTTTCGGGTTGTTCTGGATCTGGTCCATTATTTGCGAGATGACAGCTACGAAGTTGGCGCGCGCATCCAGCTCTCGGTTTTCCTCTTCCTGGATAGCTGTGTTCATTGAGTTGAATTGCACGTCATAAGGACGGTTTTTTTCGGTGTAAACCTTCCCGTATTTATAAGCGAGGTGAATGTCATGAAGCCGATAAATAGTCCGCTGGGCGGCCTGTCTGATCCAGTTCGCGCGTAAGGCGGCCTGGATAGCTGTTTGCTGCCAACCGCCTTCTCCAAGTCCACCACTCATCTGATCAGCCCAGCCAAGCATTGTTGCGTCAATACCGAGGCTTGCCGCGAGCTGTCGGAGATGAAACATAACGTCTTCGATACCACTGATATCTGCGGGTATAGATTGCGTATCAATGGTGATCCCGTTCTTCCCATCCCCCATGACGGGTATCAGATGGTTAAGTACAGATGGGAGAGCATTAGAATTAATCGACCGTTGCGCTACGAGGTCGCTATGACGCTTCAGTGCCTGGCTGACCCCGCGCGTATAATTCGCCGCATTTACCGGATCTATCGTGTTCGTTGTGAGTGCAATCAGGCGATCAATTTTTGCAGCGTTGTTTCGCGTTGCTTTCAGCGCAGCAAGCGCGGCACATAAATTCAGGTAGGGTTCATAACTGTATTCAAGAAATGACGTACCGTAGTTCTGCGTCTCCATTAACGGCTTGTCCTGCTGTTCACTAAGCAAGGAATAGCCTTTAGTGCCGTAAGTTACTGGCATTACATTATGCTGAGGCGTCCAGTACGGGTTTTTCATGGAAACCAGATTCCATGGTTCGGTTATAACTCTGCGCAAAGTATGCGTATCCAGAATGTAATCACCGCTGAATCCGACAAGTTGGCTACCGCGATAAAACTCCTGAACGAAATGAGGGAGCGTGTAATAGCTCGACTCAATTCCAGTTATCCCCTTCCCTTGCTCTGCATATGGACGGATATACGACACACCGAAAATAGCCATGATCATGGCCCACGATGGCAGGCCATCATTAATCATTGAGCTTAAATCAGCGGTCAATTCCTCACATCGACTTACAGCCTCCTTATCTGCCCCATTTTTCGGAGCGAGAATAAATGCGAGGCCTGTTTTTTTTGATGGAGCCAGAGAATGCGCAATGTGAATGTTTAATGCTGTGGAGACAGTCGGACTTTTCGCCATCGTCTCCAGTATGTTGTATTTTTGCAGGCGGTCGCCGGGCAGTTCTGCCGAAATTGATACTGTATCTGCCGCGCTTGTCATGCCATCGCTATTGCCACCCAGGATACCCGGACGTAAAGCAGACAGACCAGAACGCGCAACGACACTATGACCGCTTGTAAAAACGACCGGATCAGCAGGCGTGACATCGCCACTGTTGAAGGCTTTCTTCAATGCCGACAGAAAGCCTTTGTTTTTGTCTTTCGTTGCCATGAGTCACCGCGAAATGTTTTCAGTTTGCGGCAGCATAGTCAGTATGTGATTTTTGATGATGGATCTTTTCAACTAGAAATATTGGCTGGCCCCTCTCGTAACAAAGTGAAGAATAAAACTTGAATATGCACATTGTGCGTATTAAGATTAAAAAAGTTGACCACTTTGCTGCGGAGAAATTCCATGAAAAGCTCTTTAATTAACTCCAAATTACACCAACTTGCTATCAAAAATCGAGTTCCTGCATGGTCGGTTTACATGCATATCAGCCACGCATGTCTGAGCAATGAAAACATTTACAATCTGCAAATTCTAAGCCGGGAAGGCAGGACTTTGTTTAGCGTTGCAGAGGATTCCTATAAGGCCTGGGATATGCTGGATGACGCGTTAAGCCAATACGCGCAAACAGAAGAATGCCAAAAAGAATGGGCCAGGTACTGTGATGAAGGGATGCCATGCTGCGGTCTGTTCGGCGCAGCTCTGTGAATCGATTCAACGATGATATACTTCGTTGCGAATCACAGCATTGGCAAAGGGCATATTGTGAAACAACTCCCACCAAACACCCCGGAAACCATAATTGAAATCCGCCAGCGAATGGGGCTAACGCAAACGGAGTTAGCCCACAAAATGGGGTATCAACTCCGGGCTTGGCAATTCAAAGAAGATAGAAATAAACCGAGACGCCTTATGGCTGGTGAATTTGAGTACCTGTTATTGCTTGCTGGAGAGCATCCTGAATTTATTCTTACACCACGCTAAAAAAACCCGCCTGACGGCGGGATTATCAATCATATCAATTCACATCAATGTCTTGATATGATTCGCCAGTATCGTCTTCGTCGTCAGGATCTCCTTCCACCTCTGGCCACTCAACCTCCCAGCCAACAGTTTCCAGGCTCCGCAGAACAAACACCCCATCGGCATGAATGGTATTCACGATCCCCATTGCGGAATTTGTGTTGATAAAGCGTAAATCTTGCGCAATATTTTCTTCCGAAATATCGCCTTCAAATATACGCAATGTGCCGTCATCAGAGCATTCAACAATCCCTCTAATCCCAGCGGGACTCACAATGCTATACTTCATTTTGCAACTCCTTCATACATCCCAAGAAAAATTCCAGCACGCCGTCATTGTTTAATACAGAGTTAGTCGCCTGCTCAGGATCGGCATACATCTGCAAGGCCATAGAAAAAATCTCAGTCGCCCTGCAATTGCTTAATGCAGGTGGCTTTGATATAAATCTGCCGCTGACAGAACTTACCGTATTTTCCATATAAATTTTAGACATATATCCATGACTTAGGTCGGTTCGCACCAAATACTCAGCACTGCCACGGCTACCAATATTATGATAAAAAACTTTACCGTTAGTTTTTGATTTAATGAAGGCTTTGGCCCTCTCCAATAGATGGGGATTTGAATGTTCTATATGGTGACCTATTTCATGCCATAATACACGCTCGTGATCACTATTAGCATCAATTGTTATATTCCCATTTCGACTTGCAAAAGCACGAACATTGTTCTTGTGGTTAATATTTTTTAATGTAGATAAAGTCCCTCCTGAAATAATATAGGCTTTTTCAATTGTCTCGCGAATACTGTATGCTTTACGGGAGAAAGTTTCATTATCGTGACCACTTAACTGCTCTGCTTCATCAGAAATAGCAATCCCACGACTCCATTCCTTAGACTGGTCATGTGACACATTTGACGATTCAAGAATCATGTCAAATGCGGCTCTGACTTTTTTATGTACTACATTTTCAAGCGCATTAGGATAGGCTTTTTGTCCACGTGTTAATGAAGCTATTTCATATAATTCTGCTTGCAAGTCTTCCGGTATGTCCAGATTAAAAACAAGCATTTTTTTCAGTTCATATCCAATCCCATGATCATTCTGGTGCAAAACCTCAGCAAGGTAGTCAGTGAGTTTTTCCTTATTTGACCTAACTTTATTGATTTGTTCTATAGTAAAGTCAACGCGCTCCTTGATTCCGTAATATGAGGAATGCTCTGCTAATTCCACTATCTCCTTAAGCCTGACAAGTGTCTCAATATACGCATCAGCGATCTCCTCTGCCGTTAGTTCGGAGCTAACTCCGACGCTGGCTGTTATTTCCCTACCAGCCGCCATAATATCGTTGATATTATGCAAGCTCTTTTTGAATAACTTCAAAGTATTTTGGATTATGCGCACCATCTCTTCTGCGCTTCCAGCTTTATTCATTTCCTTTCTAAATCTTAAAGCTGTTTTCTCTGCAATAGACGCTGGAGATTTTAAATAGTTACCTAACCAAACAAGACAACCATTGCGCAATTCATCAATGCTAAAGTCATCAGGAATATGTTTTGCTGCATTATGTAAAACACGTATAAATTGTTCAGCGGGCACGCCTTCTTCTGACATATTGCAAAACGTTTCAATGTCACAATCAATATTTCTTTCATCTGCGAGTGAAGGAGCTTCATCTCCTTTTTCAATCGCGTCACGCAGTGCGTTAGCATAAAAATTGCTGCGTTGATAAGACAATAACATCGTTGTTAACACAGCGTTGCTGTATCCATAACGTTTAGCCCACGCCTTAATCTCATTAACGGTGACATTGCGAATATAAAAACCAAGTTCCAAAAATACATTGCGCTTTATTTTTTTTGCGGACTCCTTAATTTTTTCTGACGCCTTCACGATTCGGATCAAGTCCTCCACGCTGGTCGCATCAGCAATTAGCTTTGAAATGTATGGTTCGACATCTCCCGAAACCGATTCGAACATGGCGAAATTAAGCCCTTTACCTTCGCCATACTCAGCCTCAATTTCATCAGAAACGGCAGATAAAATGCTACGCAGATCGACATCTCCGCCGCCGAACATATCGCCTAACGCTTGTTGCTGGTGAATAAGTTCATCGTTAATTTTTTGCGCCAGTTTCTTGAAAGCTGCCCCCATTCGCTTAGCGCTTCGGTTGTTGGCAACAATAAACAGAGCAAGCGCTTCTGCTTCCGGAGTGCTATCTCCAAACAATCCACGCTGTGCGATCACCTCTTCTACTGCCTGACCGTTATCTTTTGCTTCACGAACAAGGTTAATTGCTTCCTGTAGCGCGGCAATAGCCTGTTTATCCAGACCATTCAATTGCTCTATACCGTCTACCAGTCCGGTTACCGTGTCATGGTGAACATCACCTGAAAGCGACTGCATTTGCGCAAAATCGCTGGCTGCCGTATTTAATGCGGTAAGGATGTTACGCATTTCCGGATCTGGCTCTTCCGCCACCAACCGAACAAGCCTTTCATCCTTGTACGCTTTGGCAAAAATTGCATTCTGGATGCGGTCGATAAGTTGTTTCGTTGGACGCCCATCGGCTGTAAGCAAACCTGCCGTCGCCGTATCACCTATTTCGCGCAAAAACGCACGAATAAACGCATCATTGGACCGCGCCAGTAGATTCCCATCATCTGAAGGATTAAATAGCGCCATGACGCTCTCAGTGAGAAATTGCGCATCCGCATACGCTTTTTCACTTGCAGCCATCTCTTGCAGATCGCTGATGTTTGAATCGCGGGCGAACTGCGCACGATCAACATCAGTGAGTCTTTCGCGCACCAATACGGGCATAGACATTTGTGAAATGTCGTCAGGATTCAGACCAAACTCTTTTGCATGATCGATCAGGTACTGGCGATATTCATCCGCCTGCCCTTGCTCATAGGCACGCCAGATACCCATGCTCCTTCCGTTGCCGGATTCAACAACGTTGTCCGGACCAACTATCGGCGCTCCGTGGCTGCTCATGCCGGAATCCGTTAATTGTGCCGGGCGTAAATTGGAGGCAATACGGTTAACCTGGAGTTTGCTGGATAGCCGTGTACGGTCACGTGGCTGGAGTTCTTCCGGGAAGGCCGGATTAATCGTACCGTCAAGGTTGTTCGAAATGATCAGACTGCTGGCATCAACGACCTTAAAAGCCGTCTTTACCTCTGCCCCTTTACTGGTGACTACGTAACTACTGCGCCCCTGGCGTGTTTCTCGCCTCTCTAATGAAGAAACCAGCGCAATAACACTGTTAATGTCTGCTGCTTCGGATAGCGCGGAAGTAACTGACTTGTTCAAAATACACTCCCCTTACATAGAAAGCAGGAAGTGTAAAAAGTGTGTGATTTATGGACTTACAGGAAAGTGAAAGGGGCATTTCAGCCCCTTTGATTACCCTGCATAACCGTTGGCTTTCACCCAGCTTATGGTCTGCTCTTTAGCCTGTTCCAACGTAAGGAACTCGCCTACATAGTTTGAGATCCCACGTAGCGCATCAATAAATTCCATTTGCGTGGACTTTGTGAATGCACCTCCAAGGAAGTCTGTCACTATCTTAGGAATGTCACCTGCAACAGTATCTGGCTGCGCCTGCGGATCCGATACTGATTGGGCCGCAGCCCCAAGCCCCAGTTTAAGCATCACATCAACAATCTGCTTACCAATTGAGACGCGTTGCAATACTGGCGCGGTTTTCTGCGCCTGCATTAAATCTGATAGCTCTTTACCCAATTTCAGACGGTCTAAAACAGAGATAGTCATTAAGCACCTCCCTGCTGAATTTCAGCCAGAATGTTGATCAGGTAGTCAACTGCTGCGCCAACCGTTGCTTCGTTCTCGTCATATCGACCAGCACTGATAAGAGCGTTTGCAGCTTCCTGCACATGATCAAGTTCAGCACTTATGACCGTCAGATCGCGGGATGTGAACTGCTCCGGAACGGATTTCAGGTACTCAAGCGCTTTATCTGCTTCCTGGTCAGCTTCGCTTGCTGATTCACCCGCTTCTTCTGGCTCCGGCTCCTGTTCTGGTGCTGGTGCAGGTTGCGATTCTGGCTCAACTACAGGATCTGTTTTTACTTCGCTTGAATGATTTTGAAGGGCGTTATACACGTCCATAATGAAAAGGTTCTCCCCATCACCAAGTGGATATGCCACGTTCGGGAACGCTTTGCGGAAAAGAATTTTAACTTGCGCCTTGAATGTTTTCAGGTCACTTCCAAACAGATCTACATAGCCATCAATATGTTTTACCATGCTGGACGCAACCAGCTCGTTCGCCATCCCTCTCAGTTCATCGTCATCAGGCAGATAGCGTAATTCGTACTGACTGACTTCTTCGTCTGTCAGTTTGCGGTCATACGTAATGATTCCGTGACGAGCATATTCGTAATACGGATCAGCCTGATCAGGACGGTCAAGTACAGCTTTATTTCCTTCAGGAACCGCACCAACACCCGCCGGGCGAGATTGTAGCGCATAGCGATATTTACCAACCTCCAGGGGATCAGGATGTGATGCTGGTTGTGGCTCCTGTTCAGGCTGCGGCTGATCAGTTGGCTCAGGCTGGCCCGGCAACACATCCACTTTGTATTGATCAGCATTATGTTCACGATAGGCTTTAAGTAATTTGGTTGCAGCGTCCGCTGAACTCCCACCTTTAACAGCACTGACATCAATACTGAAATTGCCTTCTGGTGCCTCAATCGTGACAAAGCTATCACTGCCTGACGTGACATACTTAACTACAGCACCATTATCCAGCGTTGTTTGGCCTTCTGTAGCAAGATTATGTTTTATGTGTCGCAGTTGATCATTGAAGGCACGCTCTTTAGTTCCTTGGCTCTTAGCTGACAATAAATTATCGCGCTTAGCCTGCAATTCCGCGTTAAGGGCTTTTTGTGCGTCTAATTTATTCTGCATATCATTGAGTGTTGAGCGTTTCTCTGCCAGCCCCCGCTGTGCGTCTTCAACCTGCTCAATCAGCACAGAACGTTCTTCTGCCAGCTTGTCGGCTTCATTGAGATACCCCTCAATATCAGCCTTCATTTTGTCCTGGCGCTCCTTTGCTTTTTTGAATTTTGCACTGTTACGCTCAATGAGGTTAGAAAGCGCCTGACACACCTGGCTCAGAGATACATCACGCCCACCGATTGGCGCAACAACATGCGTAACGTTTCTTTTGTTAAGAAGAAACTGAAACGCAACCAGCTCGTCATCCCCTTTAATTCTTGTGCCGTCTGCGGTTGGAGAATGGAAAATTATGCTTGTCGTTTGTCCATCGGTTAGAGGTATTTGTGCTGTTACAACAGGGATATTAGCAACCCGGCGCACGCGCCCAATGATTGCCCCACCGATACTATTACGTCCGTCTTCATATTCACCTGCCTCATCCGTACCCGCAGCAATGTCAGTGCCATTCAGGCCGCGATTAAGCGCCCGGACAAATGCTCGCATTGTTTGCGCTAACCGCAATTTTGTTGTGGTTAAAGCTTCGAACATTGCCTCATTGGTAGTTACCAAAATTTCGTTGCCCATATAGGCCAGCTCGATATCTTCCAGCGTCGCAGGCTCGATAAGTAAATCATCCTCGGTGATATCTTCCGCCACCCAACGATTAGGCGTATATCCAGTGAGCGTATCTGCAAAAGTGGACTGGATATTTATTCGAATAGGTTTCTTTATCATGCATCTTCCTCCAGGCGCGCTATTTCTTCTTTCAATACGCGAGTTTTCGCCAGTTCCTGCGCCATCTCGGTTCTAATGATTTCAGTTTCTCTTGTTGCGCGGTCTGAATTACCTTGCACCTGATTTAATTTTTCTTTGGCCCTTTCAATATCCTCGCTGATCGCATCGCGAGATTCCTTTGCCTCTGCTAGTTTCTGCGCATTGGACTTAACGCCTTTTATTTTCTTATTCCCATCATCAATATCTTTCGCCGCACGAGCTAACTTACGCGCCAATGATTTCTGAAATGATGATGCGCCTTTATTAAATAAAGCAGCCAGTGATTGCCCTAAAGCCATCAGCGTTTTAACTGGCTTGAAAGGAACAATTTTTCCGTTCAGTTTTACACCAGAAATATCACCAGTATCATTAACCTGAACGTCCATCGTCTGCTCATCGATTCCGATAAGGGTAAACGTGCGCGTCATGATCCCGTCTTTCTTCCTGCCATTACTGGCGGGGATCACCCTCGCTATCTTGTAGCCTCCTTTACCGATTTCTTTGACGAGTTTTGCCAGCCCCTTTTCGTTTAACTCATCATAATTAAGAAGAACATAATTAGATTTATTTGACATTCCAGTCTCCTTCACACTTTTCAATCATAAACTGACGTTCTATGCAGTCATTGATAGGGAAAATGCGATAAAGCGGATTCAGGCGGCAATTACCGTTAGTCAATGTGACCTTTAGATCCCACTTCGCTGGCTCAAGATATTTCGTGTCGATGAGCAAATATTCTTCTCTCTCACCGCGTTTTGATGCGTCAACTGGTCTTGTTTTCCCCGAAATAACCACAGATGGATTTTTCAAGTCCTGCAACCAATATTCGATTTGTGCATTGCTTACCCAGCTTCGCTTAACGCGAAGCGACACGGGAAACGCTATAGCAGACTCTTTCACTACAGCTTCGCCAATGCTCAAAATATCAACACTCTTGCGACGAAATAAGAAACGGTCAATAACGGCAACAAATGCCATGATAAAAATGAAATAATTTCCAAAGTCACCCATTACTTCTCTCCACCTTTTCCCCCACTCGCTATTACGCTTAAGAGATTCAAGACGTTACTAGCTCTGGACTTCAAGCCCTGTAAAATTTCACTTCCGTTGTTACTGGCAATCAGAACAACGCAGTAAATGATGCCTTCCGGCCATTCATAGCTATCAGCCACCCAAAACCCCGCAAGCCCGGCAGTTACTGCAGTAAACAATTCACTCGCGAGGTTGAGCAGTGACGCAGAAATGCGCCCGTCTCTAACTCCGAGAAGGAATACGCCGGTTCCACTCAGCAGGGATGTTATGACTGCTACAGCCAGATTTTCATAATCTGCAAACATACCCCTCCAGAAATGACGTTTAACGCGGCTTCAACTTATCCAGTTTGTTATTTCCCGACTAAATGCCATTCACACAAAATGGATGCATATGATGGCCCGGTGGTCCGTAAACCTCGTCACTCAGAGCGTGGAGGATGCCAAATTCGCGTATCAACAAAATGGTCCAAACACGGCTTTAAAGAGAAATACGCTTGAATGCGCAAGATGTGAGCTGATTCTTGAGGACAAAATGATGACATGTGAGTCTTCACAAGCGTCATTCAGTGAATATAATGCCCCCCTCTCAGATACCACTAACTGAGTGTTCATTTTGCCCGCCGTCATTGACTGGACGGCGGCTTTTTTGTACCAAAGGATTGTATTACTAAAAAAGGTCACAAAAGCACTCACTAATAAAGCCCTCAACAAAAGAGGGCTTGAAATATCAAAAAAGCAGTGCTGATTGGATTGTTATGATTGTTTATACAGGCATCTCAGGCCATGAGATATCTGCATCAACAGAAGTGTCAACTCTATTAAGAAGAACTCTATACCTCTTTAACTTTGTCAACATTTCTATTTCCTCATCAGTGGCAATATCCATATCAACAGCATCCTGAAGCGTTGATATTTTTATGCTCACATCATTCATAAGACTACTTTTGGTGTTTTCAGCAATGCTGACTCTATCCTCTAAGCTCATAGGTTGTGGGTCAGATAACATTGGATAACCATCGCCATTTGCAATTATTATTTTCCCATTGCCATACCCTGATAACAATTCATCATATAAGTCATCAGGTATATGTACAGTATCGGACGGCCATGAACCGTTTTTATCGTAATCTTCTTTTAGTCTGTCGTCGTAGAAACCACCAGTCTCTTTGCTGTAATACTTTGCCATTTAAGCACCTTCATTCTAATTAACTATATTTTTAATACCCATAAGCAACATACTGTGCATATATTTTATCAGTGGAGCTACTTTTCACTGTAAAACCAGTGGCTGAGTGGTTGTATGTATAAAGAATTGAATTGACAGCATTCCCGCTGTGAGGCGAAATCACAACTACCGCACACGCCTCAGGAAAAGCAGTCGGAAATTTAACCACGCTTCCTGGAGTTAAATTTGTTATAAACCCCCACTGCATCATCACCTTAGTTGATGTATCCTTATGCCATCCATGAATGTTGGCATATGCTGTGTTTTTAGCCTGATATTTCGTGTTGAAATTACTATAGTTACCAGGGGTAATCTGACCAGCGGCAGATAAATTCCCCATAACCCTTACATGACCATCAGCACGTCCTAATTCTACGCGACCATCACCGCCATCTATCTTTAATGGAGTGTAAACGACATCACCATTAACATTTTGCCCAGTGGTTGATATCTGGAAACTATATCCAGTATTAGTTATTAGGAATCCATAGTTATTATTATAAGTTAGGCGTATAGCATTTTGGCTGCTGGATATAATTTCACCGGTAACAGTACCACCTGTTGTTGGTAACGCACCAACATGACTTGCCGTTAATCTGATGTCTGCAGAACCATCAAAAGCCACTCCACTTATTTTTCTGGCAGTTTTTAACTTTGTCGCTGTAGCTGCATTACCACTTGTATTTTGATTTCCGGCAATATTAACGCCCGGAAGATTGATGTTTGCTGTACCATCAAACGAAACCCCGCCGATTGTGCGTGCCGTCTGAAGTTTCGTTGCAGTTGCAGCATTGCCGGTAGTGCTCTGATTACCTGTTTTATTCACGCCCGGCAGGTCGATATTGGCACTACCATCAAATGACACCCCGCCGATTGTGCGTACTGTTTGCAGTTTTGTTGCAGTTGCAGCATTACCGTTCAAACTACCATTGATGCCGCCAGTAACATTGAGTCCATTACCGATCGTAACAGCACCATTGGCATTGTTAATGATAAGCGGCCTTAACCTATTATAGGTTCCAAGATTGTCACCCGAGGCGGTCAACATGAAATATGTGTTTGAACCATCGTTTCGGATAAAGAATCCGTAGTTTCCGTAGGCAATGCGCAGACCATTCACCGATCTTGAAATGATCTCACCAGTAGCCGTTAAACCGCCGTTGAGATTTCCTCCGGTTATTGGTAATGCGCCGACATCCGTGGCGGTCGGTTTAATGTGCGAACTGTAAATTACATATACAGTTCCATCTGTCAGACCTGTTGGTTTATTCGCTGTATAAGATGGTGATGTATGAATCGTTACGCTGGCGTTACTGGTATAATCCCACTGAATATTAACACGTGTGGTGAAATTACCTATTTCAACATAAACATCATAGGTATCACCGGATGTATTCACCCATGCAAAATTAGTAAATCCAACCGATGTCCGTCGCCATAACGCACCAGAAAGACCTTTTGGATTCCCATTTCCCGCACGAAGAACAAGTTCAGATATACCAGCCTGCATAGGGGAGTTAACATTATATCCAGAACCACCAATCAGGCTTATGTAAACCACGGAACTGGACTGTGGCATGGTTACAGTTGCCAGCTTGAACCATCCAGTACCACCACTAAAAGACATTGTTGTTGAGTTGATCGTGCCTATAGACCTTGGAGTTAGCTCAATGTTTTTAGAACCGTCAAACAACACCCCATTTATAGTTCTAGCGGTTTGTAACTTGGTCGCTGTCGCTGCATTACCGGATGTATTCTGATTACCCGCAACGTTAACACCAGGTAAATTAATATTCGCAGTACCATCAAAGCTAACTCCGCCGATAGTTCTTGCCGTCTGTAGTTTTGTAGCAGTTGCTGCATTGCCAGTTGTATTCTGATTGCCAGTGGCATTCACACCAGGAATGGAGTCCCTTGATGTATATACCTGCGCCCACGCTGACCATGCCGCATCAGTGTGATCTCTTCGGGAGCGAATGAAAACCGGCGCATGTGCACCGCTCGTACCACTCCAGCCAATAAGCAACTCGCCCTCACCAGCAGCACTCGCACCTTTCATGTGCAATACGTTGCCATACGCGGTCGGGTAGCTATTGTTGTACGCCTCATACATCTGCAATCCAGTAGCAGCACCTTGTGTTGTATCGGTGAGCGCAGTAACACGCCCTCTGGACGTAATTGTTGGTATCGAAATGTTCGCAGAGCCATCAAACTTAACACCGTTGATTGTGCGTGCTGTTTGCAGTTTTGTTGCAGTTGCAGCATTGCCGGTAGTGCTCTGATTACCTGCTTTATTCACGCCCGGCAGGTCGATATTGGCACTACCATCAAATGACACCCCGCCGATTGTGCGTACTGTTTGCAGTTTCGTAGCGGTTGCAGCATTGCCGGTAGTGCTCTGATTACCTGCTTTATTCACGCCCGGCAGGTCGATATTGGCACTACCATCGAACGACACTCCGCCGATCGTTCGAGCTGTCTTGAGCTTTGTGGCAGTATCTGCGTTTCCCGTCAAATTACCAGTAATACCACCGCCAACTTTTACGCCGTTACCGATGGACACCAACCCAGTTCTTAAGTTTATAGAAAATGGTCTTAATGGCCCGATGTCACCATTTTCACCCTCCCCTTCATTTGTCGGGATAAGATGAAGAGATTCCTCGGATCTCCTGAAGATAAGGCCAAAGTCCTGGTTAAATATTCGAAGCGCATTTATTGTGCCAATTTTTAGCTGCCCCCCCATTGTGTCGCCAGAACGCTGAACTGCGTTACCAGCTTGAGAAGCAATATCCGTTAAGCCAAGATCTTCCGGAGTCAGAGTAATATCTGCCGACCCATCAAATGCCACACCGTTAATCTTTCTGGCTGTTTTTAATTTCGTCGCAGTATCGGCGTTCCCGGTCAGCGTACCAGTGATCCCCGCGCTGAAAGTCTGGCGTGCACTCCAGGTATTAGCTGTGCTCAACAGGGGGAGCTTTTCTCCGCTGGTTCCGAGTTCTCTTAAACCAAGGTATTGGATAACAGCCAGCGTGCTTGTTTTAGCAAGAATATCGCGACCGACTGACGTTAAATCAGTCTGGGCTACAGTGTCTGTTCCGGTAAAGTACGGTAATTTATTTGCCCCCGTCGCCAGGCCAGCGAGCGCGGTTAAGGTTGCGTCGAGAGGCTGCTTACCTGCCAGGGCATTTGTCATTGTAGTCGCAAAGTTCGGGTCATTGCCCAGCGCCGCAGCAAGCTCATTAAGAGTATCAAGAGCTTCTGGTGATGAGCCGACCAATGCAGAAATAGCGGCACGAACATAAGCGGTTGTTGCAATCTGAGTGTTGTTCGTACCTTGTGACGCCGTAGGAGCTGTTGGAACCCCCGTAAATGCCGGGCTTAATAACGGCGCTTTAAGAGCTAAAGCATCATTAATCGTCTGGCTAAACTGGGGATCATTGTTTATTGCATCTGCAATTTTTTTCAGCGTATCCAACGCTGAAGGAGAACCATCAATAAGGGCGGTTATAGCGGCCTGAACAAAGGCAGCGTTTGCGATTTGTGTACTGTTTGTACCTTGTTCCGGAGTTGGAGATGTAGGGACACCTATAAATTCCGGGCTATCAACCGGAGCTTTAAGTTTATTTAACGTGCTGATAGCAAGTGGGGTTGCAGCTTTATATTCTTCGTCACTATCCAAAGCACTGGAGAACTCAACACCTACAGCACGATTAGCGCGATATTTAGTGCTAATCATATCTGCGGTGACGGCTTGAGCATTGTCAGGCACGATCACTCGGCATAGCTCAATCTGGTTAGATGCTATGCCCTCATCAACGAGAGCTATAATTCTCGCTGCGCTAATATCCGATGAACTATCTACCTGGCTGGTTTTCACTCCATGTTCGTAATTAGCTTCAAGAACGATGATTGTCGTTACACCTGCTTCTACAGGAACAACAACATCACTGACTTGCTGCACGGATATCTGACATTTACCCACGTCAACTGAAGCCGCCCCTCTTCCCTCTGTTTTCTCGGATGTAATCCGCACAAACAGGCCATCCCCTGGCACCGGTTCAAACCCACAGTACACACCGGGCAGAACGATATTTTTCATCTTCCTGTTTAGAGCTTCGGTGCTATACAGCTCAAAGTATTGCATGTCTGCAATTAGTGGAGCGGAAATGTCCGAAGATAAGGTGACAATGTTCTTTACTTTATCTGCGCACATAATTATCCCTCGACCTGTTCAATGGTCATGAGCAAGCTGTATCGCTTACCTTTGAATAAGGTGTCCTGTTGAGTACAAACAACCCCAAAAGCCTGATCCTCTGCATCTACGAGAACCAGCGTATTGAAATCGTAAGGTGTATCGTCCGGCATCGTTTCTTGTGGAAAAGCGGCATTAATCGTAATGACACCATCGAGGCTGGAAAGAATGAGATTGGATTCAGCAAAATGCTGTGCATCACTTAACTTGAAGTCGAGCGGAATATCAGAAATAGTCCAGCCACCAGCACTATTTACAGTCACAAGATCGGACTTGCACCAATAAGCCTTTGTCATAACAAAACGCTCACCTCTGCCGATTGCAGACTCTGCACGGCGAGAGTAGTAGTAAGAAAGGAGTTGCGCCTTGTAAATACTGGAATCGCTTTGGGATTTTAAAGTTTCAGCCATACGAACATAGCCCCTTTAACAAGCAATAAATCGAAGGGCAGTATGTTCAGTTTGTGATTTCCAGTGGTCTTTTGTTTTGAGAAATGGCCCCACCTAGGTTGGCGGGGCCTGGTTTGCTAAGGTGCAAAATTATAATCCAGCGCCCAGGCGTCGAGCGGGAGTTCATCGAGATGAAGCACTCTTTCCCTCGTTCGGTCTGGCCTTCCTGCGAACTGGATGCCGCCTATTTGAATGATCGTATCGCTAATAGATAGCTCATCGACCATCTCTTGCGTCGTGTACACCCCCTCAATAAAGGACACTTCCGCAGATAAGCAATTCAGGATCTCCGCCATTTCCGGCAATGTTGCGCTTAACTGGAAAGAAACACCATCAAACACGATATGCAATGGCAATAGCGGCGCTATAACCGTATCAAAATCAGCAAGTAGCTTCTGTACAGCAACGTCTCGGTCACCGCTATCATAAGCTCGATACAGCTTATTTTGGTTGACGACAACCAGCCCTCTGGATGTCAGGAAAAACTCACCATATTGTGCCTGAGCGGTCGGTATTTCATTTGCGGTCGCGAAGAATGAACCATAGGGATGTTTTTCTGTATCGACAGGCGCATACAAAGGTTCCCATGAGACGGGGATTGTGCCAAATTCACGCCAGAACGTTTGCTCTATCGGCCTTACTGTTCCTTTGAAGTGCACCTCATCCAGTCGTTGAGCTAATAGCATTGGCCTGCGTGTTTTGTCCGTTTCTGTGATAACAAAGAAACGACCATATTCAGCAATGCGAGTGTCCATATCCTCCCTTGCCATTGTGAAAAACGATTTACGGTTGCTTATTCGCGTGAGAATAGGTTCAACCGATTCATTCCACACGTCCTGAATCGTATCAACAAAGGCGGCCCACAATTTAGAATCCTGTTTAAATTGCGTCAGACGCTCTTTTAGCCAGTTATTCTGCATTGTGACCTCTTACGGATAGGTTATGCTGAACGTTGATGATTCCACGTCCAGATAAACAAAATCATTAAAGTACACAGCTTCTTTCATGTTCTGCGTAGCCACGTCATAAGACAGGAACATATCCAGCGATTCGATTACTCGCCAGATATCTTTTACTTTGACCTGTGCATAACATTGCTGTGAATCGTCATCACTCTGCAATAGCTGGCTAAATGACATGGAGTCTTTACCGAAGTTCTCCTCCAGTGCCGCTTTAATTGCAGTTAGCGCGTCATCCACCAGCACACTCTTTTTTACGATACCGGTAAATTTGATGTTGAACGGCTGTTCATTGGTGGCGACGTATTCGAACTTCTTATTCAGCTCATTAGGGATACTCTCAAGGGCTGATAATATCTCTGTTTTCAGAGCTTCCTGTGTTACGCCGGGCTTGTGCCCACAAAAGAAAATTTTGTTGATATTACGCACATCAAAGCCCGTGATTTTCTCCTGTAGCGCCTCCCCCCACACGTTAAGCCATGACGTGCCACTGACCACGTTCTGAATGAACTGGCGGTAATCACCGCCCCAAACAACCTGCTCATCGTAGGCCACATAATACTGCGCCCTGTTTCGGGTTTCCTCGGTAGTTTCCATGCCACCACCGCCAGAAATGATCGAATCGGTTTTTACTTCCAGTGATTCGACATACCCGGAGATGTTCCCTGCTGGTTCAAGTTTCTGGCCTTCAGCCAGCGTGTAATCACCGAGGCTTGCCATAATATCAATGCGTACCTGACTCCCTGCCGCTGGCATCATCCCCATTGATCCATCACCGAAGCGCACGCCGATCTGTTCTGTCGGCTTATAAACCAACACATAATGTTTACTGTTATCCCTGGACATGCGGAACAGGGGGTTATGTGTCCATTTTTCCTCGACACCATTAGTTATCACGACAACTTCCAGGCTGGCGACTTCTGCTGTTAACTCACGGGAAAGTAACAGCGTCAAGAATGGTGTTTCTTGCACCACGTCGAACGTTACGCTGACTGCTTCATGCTGTTTTACTTCTATGCCGGGTACTGTTTCACCAGCAGGGATAACAACACTACTGCTGGTTGCAATTGGTGTCTGGTCACTTGTCAGTAATTCAGCCCCTCCGGGTAGCGTAATATCCCTGTCGGTTTTGTTGGTGATGGAAACAGTGCCGTATGACGCATCGACCAAACGACCGACATAGCCACGGTCTTCCGCTGCCGCGAGAATACTTGCTCTACGCGTCGCGGTGGAAATGAATCCTTCTGTAAGTGCACGGCTTGCAAATGTACGCGCAATATAAACAATCTGCGCGCCCAAAACGGACTGCATTTGAATAAACTGGCTGTTTACAAATCGCGCCCACCAGGGGTTTTCGTTCAGCTTGGCATTAAACTTGTCCAGTAATTCGGTAATACTCACGCTGTATCTCCGCTATCTTTCTGCATAACAACATTCACGGTGCCTCCTTTTGCCTGGAAGCTAATTAGTAACTGGTCTTCAGAGACAGTCGCGCAGCGGATCGCCTGGAGTCCAAGCCCTGGTAAGTCCTGCTGTAGCTTCGTCATCATTCGCGCTTCAATCGCCACTTCAACAATGTGTGACGTATCAGAACCGAAGGGTTCGTGTTTGAACTCCTCCATCGGATTCCCCCATGACGGCAATCCGTAAACGCTGCCATTTGGTGTCCGTAGCCATTCATCGAGTCGGGCTATCCAGGCGTTTGTGTCGCCTTCAGCGATCACCACCCCGCTCTCGTTTGTCTGAAGGCGGGCATCAATCTCATAAAGCATCAGTCTTAATCCTCCAGTAATTTGTCAAGAGATGGGTCATTGATAGTCGTGCTGGCACGCTGACGAGGTTGTGGTTGTGATGTGTTCACAACTTTGTCCTGATCGCCTTTGCGGTTGTCTTTGCTTACGCCAAGAATCTCTTTGAGAACGGAATAAACGTTCTCCAGTGCTTTCAACATAGCCGGATCGTTATTTGCGGTATCTGTTGTTAGCATCTGCCTTATTCCGCTTCGTGCGAGGTCCGTGACGGTTGGTAGCTGAGGAGGCATTGCAAGGAACGGTTCTTTAGCAGCCACGCCCGAAGCAAACAGGCTTTGATTGATTGCGCCAGTCGTGTCCCTGATCGTATCCGCCGTTTTCTGTATGCCACCATTCAGCCAACCGCCAACACTCCTTGTTAACGGACTAATAGCGCGAGCAACATCGGTATTCTGTCCAGAGGACTGCAATACAAAGTCATTTAACATTCCGGTGCTATCAATACCGCCCACAAGTCGCGAGAGGTTATCTCCAACGGCGGGGAGGACGGCGGAGCCTACCTGGTTAAGCCCTGACACAGTTGAATCAAATAGCGAGCCAAAGAAGCCCCTGTCCTCACCTTCAACCACCTTGTAGCCGTTGTCGTAAATCTGCACACCCGCCGGTGTCGATGTGGCACGCTTCTCGCTGATGGTTGCCGGACTCTCCGGAAGCAGGTCAATGGTTTCTGTATCGCGGTTAACGTTGCGCTTTTGCTGTATAGCCGTAGTGATATCGGCGATCGGTTCCGCCTTCTGGAAACTAAAGTTTTTGCCCGTTGCTCTGGATATTTTTTCAACAAGAAACTTATCCAATTGCTTGGCTTTTGCTGCTAACGAGGACATCTCTTCCGGAGAACTGGCAGGGCCGAGATTTAGCCCCATATTGGGATCTCCCCCAACTATCCCGGCGATGACGCCCCCAACACCGTCTGCACTCATTAACCGCTCCGTCAATCCGGCTGCGGCGGAAGAATTGCCACTAGCTTTCGCGTGGCTGATCGCTTGGGCATTTTCCTGTTGAGCTGCCTTCGGTTTTTTAGCTGCCTGTGCGTGTTGAACCACGTCAGTAGGGCTAGGCATTACAGCCTGGGCTACGCTTGACGCAGGAATAGCAGAAGATGAGCCGTTGGCGTATTTGACTTTGCTACCGACACTATATTGGGAGTTGCGAGCGATTAGAGGACCGCCCTTTTCCTTCTGGATTTTATTAATGTGTTCCAGCGTTTCATTATTGAATTGCCCTTCCCAACGCCCAGTTTTAGCGTTGAATGAACCAAGAGCTGTTTTGATGAAATTGTTGTTAACCGCCGGGTTACCCCCCTCCTTCGTCGCAATAGCGCGAACAAGGTGCGTCATAACTTCAGGGTTGCTAACGTCTATTTTATCGTTGGGGGATACCCCTAGATATTTGCTGACGTTTTCAATGTACTGATTGGTGTTGTTCTCTGTTGGTGGTGCCCATTTTGAAATGATGCTGGATACTGTTTGCAGCTTCTGATACCCAGCGGCAGCACTTGTACCGTTGTAATAACTCGATACCTGGTTTGCCAATGCCCGAATCCCTTCTTCGGGCGTATTAAACCGCGCAAAACGCTGTTCGCCTTTCGCGTTCGGCGCTTCCAGTACCGCCCCCTCCTGATTTGCAAAAACCAGGTTCCCCAGGTTGTTATTCCGGTAATTCCTGTTCTTGGCGTTGCTTCCGCCTATATTCAGATCAGTCGTTATTGTATTTTTTTCAGGCGCTTTAAATTCGTCTGGCGATTTGTAGCCGTGTTCACCCACGCCATCCTCACCTCTGCGCCCGCCCTGTAGCTGTCGGGCCAGATCATTAATTGCGGCTACCGTTTGCTTGGTGCCATCTTCAACGGCTTTCTTAACCTGCGCAGTGCCTTCGCTGCTTGATGAGAACGATTCTTTTAGGCTGCTGAATGCGTTCTTCGACGCGTCGATAGAACTATTTATGCCGCGAGCAATATTGCTGGTATCAAGACTCTGAAGTTTTTGTCCGACACCTTCAAAGCCTAGCGCGGACATCCCCTCGCCAATGAGGTTAGCCGCTCCCGTCACCAGACCGCCCATATCCAGGACGTTAGCAGCGGCATAGGCGCTCTTTTGCTGTGTTGTAACGTCCTGCCCTTCCTTCAGGTTATAAGTCGCCCTCTGCGCTTCTGTGTCGCTGTAGCCGTCTACGGCATCATAACCAACCATAGCCACCTGGCCGATGACTGGAATCGCCCTGAATCCGGCCCTTGCGGCAACACCTCCGGCAGCTTTGAGAGCCACTTTTCCAGCTTCTTTTTTCGCGATGTTTTCACCAGTGACAACGGCAACCTTACCCGCCTCTTTCCTGGTAAGGCTTTCCCCTGCGGAAGTTGCCGCTTTACCAGCGTCTTTCCCTGCCGCTCCACCAGCCGCCGTTTTGGCTACACTTTCTTCAGTGACCTTACCTGCTCTGGTTTTAACTGAAGATTTATCACCCGATGATTTTGGTGAGGTACTACCCTCGTTCCCACCAGCATTTTTTGTCCGATTTTTTTCCTCGCCCGCACTGTTGTTTTTGCCTGGCTGATTTTTTTTCCCCTCTTTGCCTTCCTGACTCCTGCCCGTCTCAGTAGGTTTGCTGGTGTTTTTTCCCTTCTTGCCCTTGTTTTCTTTACTGTCTCCAGTGCGGCCCGTGTTGCCACCACGTGCACTGCTACGACCGCGTGTAGGGGATATTTTGGTACGTAATCTGCCACCGCCGAGGAGGTCGCTCAGTTTTAGCCCACTCTCCTGCGACTTTCGTAGTTTCCGGATCTCTTCGGATACAGTTTCCAGCTCATCAATTATCTGGCTGTCGTTGCGTTGAAGAACTTTCGTTTGTTCTTCGATCGCACGTACAGATTTTTCTTTAACGGCTTCAGTAAATGCCTTTGCTGAACCGGGCGCGTTATCTGGAGTCTTCCTTTCATTGTCAGGTGCCGGGTAAGTAATGGCGGGGGCTTTCGCGACCACCGGTGCGCCAGCCGCCTTGTCGTTGCCATTATCTATCCATTCTTTCAATGATTTAGCCTTGCCTGTAATCTCGCGGCTGATATCAAATACGCCCCGTGCTGCCATCCATAGTGGACCACCAGCCCCTACCCCGGCAACATCGGTTACAGCTCCATCGTCGGCTTTCCCTGAACCATCAACCCCCATAATGGAACCGAGTTTTCGCAGGAACCCAACCTGTAGTTTTGCCTGTGCGCGTAGCTCATTCTGGCGTGCGAGATCCTCGTTTTTTTTCTGAGAGGCAAATCGTCCGTTGCTATCCCGTAACGGTGCACCAGCGATGCTCTGGTTTTCTCTAACTGGTTGTTCTTGCCTTGCAGGCTGAATGTCAGGAGTGAGCGATTGAATGCGCTCAGGTGATGACTTCGTGGCTTTGCCTTCAGCCATCGGTGCTGTTTTTGATTCCGAATGAGCGGTGCGGTGATCTGCTGCTGCTTTTTGCGGATTATCTATCTCGCTAGTGTTGTTTATACGTAATCTCTGTTTCTTGGTAGGCAGCCGGTCTTTATACGGCCCCTGAATGAAACTGTTGCGTTGCGCCCCTGCTTTCTCTGTTCGGGACAGGCGACGACTTACGCGTCCTTGTGGTGCGTCGCTGGTTTCAGGATTGCGTCCGTAAGACTCAAGTGCTTTTATTATTTCTGAAAGCGCAGCTAGCTCTTTCGCGTTTGCCGTTTGTATTGCGTCGATTATCGCTATTCGGTCTTTTTTATCGTTCAAAATAACCTCACTTACATCGGCGGTGATCACCCTGTTTTTTTGGCGTGGGCTTTGTATTTCTCTTCCAGTGCTTTTTCCATATGGAGTGCCCGCCACTGCGGTAATTGTTCAACGTCACTAACTGGCTGGTAGCCGTATAACGTCAGGTTATTGATAATGGTTAGCCATCCATTCAGATCTAATTGATGGGATAAACTCTCTATTGAGAAATGGGGCGTACAGCGTGGTAGTCACGTCTGCACCCTCCTTAGCGTTTTTGCAGCGTTGTGGCGGTAGGATCAGGCGGCTTGTGCCTCGTTCAATAGCCATTTTTAAGCCGTGGCGAAGGTCTTTCTGCATGAGCTGAATGCGAGCTACCAGAGGGGTAAACTCGGTTTCCAGTGCCATGTTTTCAATGATATCGAATCGTCTGTTTGCAGCTTGTGTGAAGTCTTCTGGATCGTCGTTCAGAGATGTACACAAGGCCAACTCAGCTATGCGGAGACGAGCAACCTCAGCACTGTACTCTGGAGTTTTCATATCAGGCAAAGTGGCGCGCATACGTTCAAGCAATTCAGCGCCTTTCCCTGTTAGCGGTTTAAGCGTCCACTCGGTTGGTACTCCGTTTATAGGGACCATAGTTTTAACAAACGGCGGGACAGTCAGGATTTCTACCGTTTCGGCAAGGTCTGAAAGGTTAATATCTGCGTGATGAACGTTTCCACAGTGACCACACTCATATGAGTAAGTCATGACGGCATCAGGCCTGGAATTAACAAAGATCCACCAAAGCGCGGTTCTGCGATCCTGAACTGTCCAGTTTGAGCTGTCGCTAATTTCGCCATCTTGCATAGCGTTGAGGTATTCTGTTGTGGTTGCCTCGTCTTCTGCCGGATTGATGTCTGAATATTTCAGGGCATCTTTCACAGTAGGTGCATGAAACTGAATTTCTATTTCAGGCTGTGAAGGCAATGGGAATTTGGGAATGTTCAAGGATTCCTCCAGAAAAGTCGGTACTCGTTTGGCTGGAGGATAGGGAGTGTGTGATTTTGACTTTAACCTATTTATCCACAGGGTAGATCCAATAAATAGATCCCAAAGAGAACCAGTAAGATCCAAAGAAGATCCCGGATCGCTGCGAGCCGCGCCATCACTGGCCTAAATGGCGATCAACATTGACTATGTGCGATTTAATGTTGACTATGTGCGATTTAATATTGACTGTACGCGATTTAATGTTGACTATATGCGATATAAACATTGACTGTATGCGATAATTCTCTCAGCCGTCAGACGGCTGTGGATAAGTATCTTTCATTTGGCTATAAAGCCCCGTCAATCAAGGAAATAACAGGATGGTAGATGACAAAAAAGGCTTTCTGAATGTTGAGGAAATATCAGGGAATACCGGAGAAATCCACAGCTTAAAGCCTAACAATAATAGTACTATTCAGCCGATAGCTTTGTTGCGGCTTGGGGTGTTTGTTCCCACATTGAAATCTACCAGTGTTGCTTTACGTCGCAAGAACGCCGGTTTAACTAACTCCACTGATGCGACAGAAGAGCTGTCCAGCCTGAAGATTGTAGAGCAGGAAGGGTATCAGGGTATTGAGATTCATGGTCCACGCCTGGATATGGATACTGATTTTAAGGTGTGGATAGGCATTACATCTGCATTGTTTGACTATAAACCAGATAATGATGGTGTGATCACCCTGACATTCTCTGAATTTGTGGATCGTTGCGGTTATCCAAGGAAGCGGCTGTCCAAGGCTTTTCGCAAGAGCATTGGCGACTCTCTAACGCGTATTCAGCAGACGTTGCTGAAGTTCAACTTGCCCACCAGCAAAGAACATGTTCGTTATATCCAGATGAATTTATTGGCATTTAGTGAACTTGATACTGAAAATGACATTATAAGAATCCAACCGCAGAAGCAGTTGTCTGAGTTGTACTACGTTGACTATAAGCGAATATTGAAGCTCAAAATGCTCGATAAACTTGGCAGGAAAGAGACAGCCAAGGTGCTTTATACGTTTTTCGAAGCGTTACCTTCAAACCCTGCGCCAGTGAGTATTGAGCGCCTTCGTGCCAGATTGAACCTCAAGTCCTCGGTTAGCGTTCAGAACAGTGTGATTCGTAAAGCCATGAAAGACTTAGAAGCTGTTGAATATCTTAAATTTTCAGAGATAAAGAATGGTCGGAAAATAGGTTTCCAGATCCATAAACGAAATCCATAACGTTGACTGTGTGCGATTCTAAGCGTTGACTATACGCGACAAACATTGGCGCAGGCGGATTTAGTTATTAGCTTTTTCACATGATCAATGGATAAACCAGCTATTTTATTGAGTATTTGTCGCTTATAGTCAATCTTTTCTCATTTCTTGTCGCGTGTAGTCAATGTTTTGTGATCGGGATCGAGTACAGTCAACATTAGTTGTAGGCCATTTCGCCTATAGTCAACATTTCTCCATCAGCAGTCTTAAGGGCAATTCTTACATCATTAGTTAGTTGGTTGGATCTTTAACGGCTAACATTATTTGTAATTTATTGATTAATAAGGAATGTGTAAAAATCAACCTCAGATGGCATCGTATGCTATAGCTATTTTTATAGCACTACTGTTGAATGTTTTATGGTTGTAACGCGTTGATTTTGTTGTGATGTGTAAAAAATGCCATCATTGACGTAAACAGCAGGTGTAGATATTGCCCTCAAGTTTGCCCCTTCCCCACCTTCTCGCACTTTAATACTACATTTCAAAACTTGATCACGTTGCTGGCGGCGCTTTTAAGTGCGCTTGTTGCTAAACCAGCAGCTCCATTGACTAATGCGGACAGGCCTGAACCAGCAGATGTGTATCGCTGGAACGTGATCGGATAGGACAAGAATTCGGACACCTGATCACGTGAGCGGCTGATCTCTCCTATCTGAGTCGGAAATACACGCATTTCCTCTTCCAGCTCTTTCCCGCCTTCCTGTGTAACGCGGTATAGCCTGATATTCATGAGATAATCTGGCGGCAGGTTTAGCGTACCATCGCTATTGGTTACACGGGCGCGGCGCTCCTTGAACCAATTCATTATTTTGCCGTCTTCTGTGTCTCTGACCGTCATTGTTACCGGTCCGGCGGTTACGTGCGTTGGCTTATTGAACTCGACGCTACCAATGATTTTGCTTTCTGTTTCAATATTCCCGCTACTGTAAGTTATGTCCTTAACGAACATATCAAAGCCGCTTAATCCGTCTACGTCTACCGTCCACTGCCAGCCCTGGGCATAGCGGATACGCATAGCCGTAGCAACTACGTTCTTTCCGTAAGCGATGTCATTGCCGTAGCTCCCACTAACGCCACTGCCAGACACCGCTCTATCCAGAATGTCGCTGATAAGGTTGCTGGTGAACGATTTCGCGCTAAACGATACCGCACTGGATAGCGTTTGCGTTGCAGCACTAAAAATACTCACGTAGCCCTCCGTGTTAAAAAATGGTGGCACCAGGGATAATGGCCCGGTTGGCTGCCATTTTTTCTTCTATCTCCTGAACACGCGCGTAGAGCGTCGCCTCATCAGGAAGATCGGAGTAATCAAACTTGCCATCAATTGACGCCCTTCGCTGGCGGGCAACGTTGCGGACATTGATTAGTGCTTCAAGATATTCCTCAAGCATTCCGATAATCGCAGGTGGAACTTGCCACTCATCCAGGTTGCGATCGCGGAGATTTACAAGGTATTGCATCTTGAAAGGCCAGCGTTCAGAACCGGTAAGCTCAAGTTCGACAAAACCGGCAATCTCGTCGGCGTAAACCAGAAGTCCGTTGTGGTCAGTGACGTGGACCAGAGACAGATAATCATCCGGAACAGGGATCGCCGTACCGTCTGCTTTCTCCAGCTTTAATGCCTTCACTACTCCCGCTCTGTCCTGGTAAGTAGTCAATGCTTTGATCAGGAATGCTTTCAGTGTCTCCTCTTCCCGTACAAGAAGAGGATTGAATCGCGCTTTAACGCTTTCTAATAGTTCAGAAGGTGTCATAGATGCTCCGGACGGAGGGGGATAACCCCGCTCTTTTGAGCGGGATCGGTATTACTCAACCCAGTTGTACACAATACGCAGGGTCGGTCTGACAACCGCCGTTACATCTTCTGATGAGAAATCAACGGCATCGGAATACACTTTGCAGTGTGAGTAAGTACGTGACAGACCTTTGCTGTCACCGCTGTTAGATTCAGCGGCAGCCTGGAAAGAGATATCCAGATATTTCTTCTGATAAACCATCTCTTTGACGGCAGCGAGTACAACACCTTCAATCGTCTCCGCACAGGTAACCTGAAATTCACCTGAGTTACGCAGCGGACCGTGTTGGTTGAACTTCATACCGCCTGGTGCGTAATCTTCTACGTCTTCACGCGTCATTTCCGGTAACTGCGCAGTGCGGATCAGCACTGACAGATTTTCGTATCCCTTAATGGTCATCCAGTATTCAGTGCCAATTAATTTTTCGCCTGCTGCCAAGTTCTTGTTGAATCTGGCTTTCAGGAAGGCGAGATCGGCTTTTGTGTTTGAAAAACCGGCCATAATTACTCCTAAACAAAAACAGATGAGATATTGCTGCGGTTAATAGATGTGTTGCCACTGCATTGCAGAGTGACCGTGTTGTGGGTGAAATAGCCTTCCGATGTGCGCGGGGCGTCAAGCTGATAGCTGACGCTTTTGATCACAACGTTCGTTAACATCACGTTCCTGCCGATATTTATCGTTACGGCCTCCGGGACTCGACCAAAAGGCGTAATGTCGTTTAGTTCTGGCGATGCCATTTTCAGCAACGTCGTGATGGCGTCATTCACCTCAATTTTTGCGCTGGATGTAGCTAAAAAATCCAGGACAAGGGTAAATTCCGGCGGTTGTTGCCCTTCCCACACGAGGGTGGAGTTGAACCGGCTTTTACTCGTGTACCCTGATAATGTCTGCACGATGCCTGCAAGAGATGATGCAGCCTCGCTAATAGCGCCTAACATGCTGCCCATCGCTTTATCTTCAAATGGCGACTGCCACAGAGACGATAGTTCGGCAGAGGAACCTTCGCCGATATATCCGACTACCATATCCTCACTTGACTTGATGTAGGCTTTCATTAGCGGGCTTATGCCGTCTGCCATGATCGCGCCGCAAATCACTGCTATTTCTCCCAAACAGGCCACCATTACAGGTGGCTTACATCATTACAGACCGCGTTTTTTGCGAATGCGGATAGACTTACGGCGGCGAGTGTTAGCTATCGACGTATGTGCCTTACGGCGAGCTTTTTTCAGCGCCTGCTTTTGTAAGGACGTCATGCGACGCGGGCGCGGGCGTTTGCGGATGATAGTAACCTTGCCATCACGAACGACTTTTTTGCTGACAGCTTCGAGCATTGCTGCATTGCCACCAGCAACGGTGTAAATCGCAATGGCTTCTTCCATCATTTCACTATCGCTTTCTGACAGTGCGTCAAATACGCGTTCTGCTGCCGCGTCATCTTCGTCATCGATCATCTCGGTGACGTCGTCCTGATCAGCGCCCAGGGCCACAGCCGCGTTAGCCAACGCCGCGAGTGCGTCGTTATATGCGTCAACCTGTTCGTCGGTCAGTTCCGTGTCTTCGTCAATGTCGGCCAGGCCAGCCATTGTGATTGCCAGCGCATCAAATGAATCCGCTTCAGGGTCGCCATCTTCTACCCAGCTCGCCAGCATTGAAGCTGCCAGACTGCGGATGTCACTTTGTGCACGGGATTCCACCGCTTCCATCATTGCGGCTTCGATATCCGCGCCATCTGTTCCATTCTTGGCACTTTCCAGGATGGCGTTATCGCCACTTTCAAAACAACCAGAATCTTTGGCGCTTTCCAGTATGGCTGTATCTGCGTTATCGGCTGTTTTGCCTGCAAATAGCGCGCGCATGAATGGATCAACAACAGAATAGTTTTTCATTAGGAAACCTCATTCATCCCCGCGTTTCAGCGGGGAAGATAAATCAACGCATCAGGATTGGTTTGCCGAGGATTCGACGGGCAGTGCCTGTTGGGCACACGGACCATTCCACTTCCCACAAGTCGATGTCTTTTTGAGTTACCTTGACCACATAAGGGTCAGAACCTTGAGATTCATCGCGTGGTGTAACCAGCGCACCAGCCGCATAAAAACGGTCCAGAAGATCTGTCAGTGCGTTAGTCAGACTTTCCTGCGTAACGCCATCAGGTTCATGCTTGATTGCCTGAGCAACTTCATAGAAATTGCGGGCAATTGCATTCATCAGTGATGAAACGTGCTGGAATCGCAGATAGTTATTTTTGCTGTATGTCGTCAGGGAGTCGTCGATGTAGACAGAACCATCCGCTGCAACGCTTACAGGGTTAATACGAGCGGTCACATACGCTTCACGATCGATTGTGCCAATTCCGGAGAGTCTGGTGATGTTCTGGCGATCAATGATTGCCCGAGACAGACCAGCCGGGGCGTAATGCCAGCCGCCTACATCAGACACAAGCGCAACGCCTTTCGCTTTTGCCACGAACGCATCACAACTGATTCCGTAAACCACATTCATACCGCTGAAAGTGTCACGGCATGAGTACGGGAAGTGATAACGTGCAGCCTGGTGGGATTTGCCGAAACCATGTGATTTAGCTTCTGCGATAGCGTTTTCACCAGTCTGAGCACATTTCAGGTCGTAGAACATATCCACGCGAACGTCTTCTGCCAGCGTATTGATTTTTGCCAGCACGGATGCGTCGTAGCAGCCCAGAGAAAGCAGCGCGGTATAATTAACTTCTGACGCTTCGAGAACCTCTAACGCTTTCAGATAATCATCAGCGTCAATTGAGGACAGATCGCCATCTGTACCGCCTTCAAACGCTACATCTTCGAAAGTCAGCAAGTGAGCGGAGTCTTCGGCACCATCAGCCAGTACAGCTCCAAGCCTGGAGGACTGACTTTCTAACAACGCAGGAATCCATGCTGGCTGGCCCATATCGTTCGTTGCATCCGGATCGAAAGAAACCTGGTAGCTTTCCAAAGTTTCTACAGAACCATCGGTCTGTGTCTCTTTCAGTTCCAGAGTGAACAGGTCATTTTCTTCGTCCTCACGGGTCAGTGATAACGTGCGGTTTGTCGAAGCATCACCGTCCTTTATGTAGAAAATAGCCAGTTCACTGCCGGAAATTTCAGGTGTTTCGCTTGCAGCGAAAGTTACCGGAGAAGTGGCTCCAGAAACGGCACGAACGGTCAGTGTATCGCCGATATTTACCGTTGCTTCGGTCGGAGCAATTTGCAGAGTTTTTGCTGACTTGGTGCTTTTCGACCTGGCCTGAACAGAAACGGCAATGCCCGGTACTTTCATGTCTTTTGCGCATACGCGAACCACATAACCGGTGCCGCCTTTTACTGCGCGTTCAACGTGGCGATATGGTTCAAATGCGGCCCCGGTGCGCGGGTGAAGAGGTGAACCTAACACGCTCTGATAGTTGGCTGCTGTAACCTGCAAAACCTTGCCTGGTGCTCCTCTGCGGGAAATCACCAGCCCGGCAAAGACGGAAGCACCGCCAGATGTGTTGGACAGAATAGCATCGGCGTTTACGTCCGCTACCGCAACGCCCGCCGCCTGACCAACAGAAAAACCAATTTTATTCATGCTGCTCTTTTCCTCTTTATCGAGCGGATGAGAGAAGTCTCCCCATTAGCATGGGGAGACTTTTATCAGGCTTCGCCGACCGTGAATCTGTCACCTACCGTCACTTCTTTGGTTGACGGTTCAACGCTGACGGCGCTTACCTTCTTTGTGGCTTCATTAACCGTTACGGTGCATGTTGCCGTTTTATTGCCATCGGTGGTCTTGATAGTGAGCACAGCCTGACCTGCTTTAAGTGCGGTACAGGTTTTGCCATCTACGCTCACAATGTCCGGATGATCTGACTCGATAGTGAAAGATTTATCTGTCGCATCGGAAGGTGTAATAGTTACCTGAATATCAGCCATTTTTTCCTCCATATAGCCCCCTATTCAGGGGCTGGTCTTACTTCTTTTTGGGTGTTTTTCGTGTCTTTGAAGTGCTTGCGGCGATAGTTTCACCTTCGTTTACTTCAATTGCCGTTGGTGAAACTGACACGTTCGCCACTGCTACTTTTTTTCGTTGATTTGCCCGCTCAACATGTCAATCGCACCTTCTTTCGAACGTGTCAGGCGAAGGCGAGTGAAATAGTTCTCACCGTTGCGCGGATGCACATCGTTGATTGCTGTACCCCAAAGAGTGGTGCGGTTTACCAGGGCTGGATTTGTTTCGTGGACATACGGAATAGCAGGCACAGCATCACCAGCGACCAGGCCAGCTTTACCAATGCCTTCGCCACGACCATAGAAGTAGATGTCGTCCAGGCCAAAGTCGTAGCCATGTTCCTGGAATTGTTTGCAGATAGGCTTCGGCACTTCGTAGATACGAATGGAACCAAACAGGGTGCCGATGTATTGAATGTACGGCGACTGTACATAGCCCGGTGCCAACTGGAAGTGCTGCGGCGGTAAGGAACGCAGGAAGTTAGCAGCATCGCCACCAGCAAAGCCACCACGGATACCGGTAGTCAGGGTGCGGTCAGCCATGTCCTGTGACAGCGCGTTCACTACATGGCGAATTAAACCAACCCACGATTCGTAGTTCTGCGCTTCTGGCAGTGCCACATCAAATTTACGACCGTAAACTGTGTGGAATACCAGAGTGCGCAGGCGCATCATATCGATTTCGTGGGAAATCCAGTTGCGCATTGCGGAGAATTGCAATGCTGCCAGTTCGAGTCCGTGTTCACGGCTCAGGTCAGATGCTGTCATAACCGTATGTTCGGATGCGATCACGTACTGCGACGGGCGCAGGGCGTAATTGCGCATGGACTGGTTAATGACTGGTATCAGGCTCGGATTGCGTTCAATGTTGATTTCAACCTGAACAGCGATTTCTGTGCCTTCTGCTGGTGCTTCATTAAAGGTGATATCGATAACGCCGGTATCGTATTTAACTTTTGCTGTAGCAGAGAAAGAGTTGCCGTTGACGTCTTTGTCGTTGAAATACAGGTTGCCGTCACCATCATCTACTTTGGACGGTTTGCGGTTAATCAGCAGTTTGTTGTAGCCCTGGCGCAGCGGGCAGGCCTGGCCTTCGAAGTTCTGGATATCAAACTGGAAGGTGGTTTTGCTGCCATCGCCTTTTTCGGTCAGGATGTACAGGCGTTTCATCTGCGAATACACGCCAGCAGACTGCATGTTCAGTTCATCGCCCTGCTCGAATGTACCGAATTTTGTACCAGCAACGTTGGTCAGCTCGTAAATATTGGTTTCATCACGATCACAAGGGATAAACGTACATGCGTCGCTGGTGGCTGCGCCGAGAGAAGCAGGCAGGATCAGTGCGGCATATTGTGCAACCTTCATTACACCATCGGAGGTGCGCATGTCCTTGGCTACTGATTCAAACATGGCTTTGCCAGCGCCTTCATGCGTCTCTTTAGCGGACTCCATCATCAGGCGCTCAAGTGCTACATGGGCGTTGGCTAATACATCGCTTGCCGGATAATGCCCATGCTGGCGTTTGTATTCATGAATAGACATGGCCCAGCTACCAATAATCTGGCGAGCTGCTTCTGGTCCAACGCCTTCAAACATTGGCTCTTTCTGGATAGCTTTTTCCAGGTTAGCCATCATCACTTCGTTGTCGGTAATCATGTTACCGGCAGCATCAGTGGTTGGATCGACGGTCATAGCCATGACGCTTGCCGCCCGATTCATAATCTCGCGCTCGCGCTTACGAGCTGGCTCAATGTTCTTGTTCACGGTTAAACCCTAAATTCGGGCGCGGCGTGAAGATTCTTTTGACGAGGTGACAATACTCACTTTGTTATTTAGTCAATAGCATTAGAAAAATAATTTTCGTTAACAATCTTGTGTTAGTATGGTCTAATCTTAATTTTCTAACACAAAACATTAGAACAAATGGCGTACAAGATCTTCGTTTCATACAAAAATGGTGCTAAAAGCCATTCTCTGAATACAAGCAGCAGATGCCTTGTAGAAGCTCAACTGTCATCAATCCTTACTGAAAGAGACATTCTTTCCCTGGCTGAACGAATCGTGATTCTCCATTCAGGAAAGGCTATTCTTAATGTTCCCGCGCTTACCCCGCCTTCTGACGTTTTGGCATCTGTTAAGTGGCCTCAAATTGGCACGCCTGTAAGAGTGGAAGATCCTGTAACGACCACTCTTTATATGCCGAAGTCAGTAAGGGATTGGCTTGCTGCGGTTGGTAATGGGAAGGTCAGCGCGGGGCTTCGGAAGCTGGTTGAAATGGCTGATATTCCGGAGCTGAAAAATGCATGGAGACAGTGAGTAGAGGAAACATGAGTCACGCGAACCCATCGAAAACACAATATCGTTTAATGCTGGCTATCGCGTCAGCTATACCAACCAGCCTGAATCCACCCGCTGGCTATCCCGCTATTGTTGATGATTGTTTTCAGTATTACGGTGAAGACATCCTGAGTCAGTCCAAGGCACTCAAACAGTTATGCAAGGCAGGCATTCTTCACTGCATAGGCGATCCGGATGATTTTGTAGTCATGCTGGCAGATCGTGACTCTTTTCTGCTGTCCTGGAAAGCCGGGGCGCGCGAAGCGCGTTTGGGTAATGGTATTGGCTACATCGACTATAGCGATTGTCCGCTGGCATTTGCTGGTGGATATATGCATTGGCATGAGCGAAATAGAGGCCGTCAGCGCCAGTATCGCTTGAGTGACTTTAACGTCTGTCACGGTTTCGAAGAAGCTGACAGCCAGGACATCTGGCTTCAGGAGCCTTAACCCCCTTCCCTTCCCAAATCTCCCTATTCCTTTGGTTATTCAGTGCGTTTCGTTGGTTGCATTCATCGATAGTGCTGAATAACTGTTCAGTGTATGCCGGATACTTGTTTAACAGCACAGGCGTGTCCTCTGGCACTATGCAAGGGGTATAATCAATCAGATTTCCCTGCGGTTTGCTGGTGGCTTCTACGGTAATTTGCATTGGCACGCTGATTGATTTCTTTTGCCCGTTCCCGCTGCATCCTGATAACGTCATCAGGCACACGCACATCATTAACCCCGGCATTGCGTAACGCAGTTTCAAGACGATTGATTTCATTCTGGCTTTCCTCCCGTTGTTTGATCAGGCTGGTATTCAGTTCTGCTGTTTTGCGCTGGTACTCCTTCTCCAGTGTTTTAATTCTTTCGTTTTCAGCCATCATGGCAGATCGCGATTTTTCACTTAACTGCAATGCGGTAGAAAGCGTGTTGTTCTCTCTTTCAAGTTGTGATTTTGAGTCTTCCAGGGAACGGATATACCTGATGTGATCGATAACTGCCGCCGTAGTACGGTAAATTCCATAAATGGCTAAAAGCGCAACTACTATCAAAATTATCTTTTTCAAAACCATCCTCTTCAGATTTTTTGTTGGTGTGATATGTGTACCAATTTGCAACCATTTATGGGCTTAAATGGTGTGGTTATGGTTCCTTTTTAGTGTTGCTTTGGAGCGCATCGATCACACCTTGTGGCATGATCAAACTGATTGCCGGACTCATTACTTCATCGCCCAGTAGAGAACCGGTTAACGTAATAGCTACAGCATTCTCCAGTCCCTGTTTGGCTTTTCCGGTAGAGTCCTTAAATTGCTGTACAAGTGTTGAGAGACTACTGCTCGTGTTGTTTATTGCATTTATTTGTTCTGTTGCTGCTTCCACAGCGTCTTTTAGTGCTTTGATCTCTTCTTCTGTTAGTGCTGGTTGCTGTGTTGTTCCGGTGGAACTTCCGTTGCCTGAAGCCTCCCCGCTTGACGCCTGAACTTTTGCATTTATAGCGGTCATGGCTGAAGTGATTGGCACCAGTTCAAATGCTGCCAACGCGTCAATAAGCGATTGCGGATGCAGGGTATCTCCCATAACTGTTACGAGAGCAAATTCTGGCGCAGGAGATAACTCATTACCTTTGACGTAACATTCCCAGCCAATTTTCATCTGAAGTAATTCAGTTGGCGAAGTATACGGAGACAGCGAGTCGGCTAAATTGGTTGCTTCTGCACTGACAGTTTTCAGTTGTTCTGAAAAGACAGAAAGCTGATTGACCCATGAAACCACCGACGCCGGGTATGCTTTATCCTTCAGGATAAGAGCCTGGATATTCTCTTCCAGAGAACTGGCATTGGATGACGCTGTTTTACTTAGCGTGATAGATGCAGGCGTAGTTGTGCCTGATGCATTTAGAATTTTGAATGCATTAACTTCAGCGATTGAATCAAGCATTATGACACCTGAAAAATTGCCTCACCATTGGCGATGACTGAGCCACAAGAAAGGGGATCTCCCACACAAACAACTCCTTTCCCGCCTATTGCAAACCATGAGCGCGTCGATACGGCTGATCCGGGGTGCGCGCTATTTCCGTCTGTATGGCTGGGGAACGCTCCCCCATCTACAACCACTGGCTTTCCATTTACGGTAAACCAAGAAACTGTTTCTGCTACAGGTCGCGGAGGGAATCCTCCATGACCAGAACAAACTGTGTCACTGGTCGCTATTGCACTCATCTAACACCTCCTTTTTCTTAAATCTTCTCCACTTTGTGATTTTCACTCTTCAGATCTCTTACTTCTCACATTTGTCTCTGATTTGTCTCAAACAGGTGTCGTGGGTACATCATGTATCATCTAAGTCTCTTTTGTGTCTCTCTTACGTCTCTAGTTTGATGCTTTTTACGCTATCTAACTTCTGGTCTTATTTTGTTTTCTCATATAAAATTCAATTCTTTCTCAAATGTGTCTCAGAAGTGGAGCAATATGATGCGCATTTTTATCGACGATGGTTCTACCAATATCAAAATGCTGTGGGAACAAGACGGGGAAACTCGAACCCATATCTGTCCGAACAGTTTTAAACGTGGATGGTCCGCCACATTTGGCGCAGGAAAGCCGTTTAACTACATCATTGATGGCGAAAAATATTCATATGACTTGATCTCGCCGGATGTGCTGCCGACGAATAACGTTGAATGGCAATACAGCCCGCTTAATGTGCTTGCTGTTCATCATGCCCTGCTTACAAGTGGCATTGAGCCTCAAGAAGTGGAAATAGTTGTCACGTTGCCACTGGCAGAGTTTTATGACGACGACGCACAATACAACATGAAAAATATTGAGCGGAAAAAGGCCAGCCTGATGCGACCAGTCACCCTTAACAAAGGTCAGGTTTTTACTATCAAAAAAGTGACTGTGCGCCCGGAGTCAATACCCGCAGGGATCGGTCTGTGCGACAGCCTTGTGCCAGCGCATTCTGTGCTTATTGTTGATCTTGGTGGGACTACTCTGGATGTGTCGATGGTCGCCGGGCAAATGACCGCCGTTTCTCGCGTATTTGGCGATTCTAATCTCGGCGTTTCGCTGGTAACTAAAGAGGTCAGACAGGCACTTGCAAAAGCGAATACCGAAACCTCTAATTATAATGTCGATCAATTAATCATTAATCGTGATGATGAGGATTATTTGACCGACAATATTAACGATCCGTCTGCTATTGATGATGTTAAGAAAGCCATTTCGTCAAGCATAGAACGACTCCGTACACGCGTACTGGATGTGATCAGTGATTTCAAAGGATACACGCATGTTATGGTCATTGGTGGCGGCGCGCCGCTTGTTGCTGATGCTATCCGTGAGCAGGTAAACATTCGTGACGATAGGTTTTTCGTTGCTGATGATCCACAACTTGCTCTTGTCTATGGCCTAAAATCTATCGGTTGATGAGGTTGCCATGTCTCAGGAACGTCGAAAAGTATTGTTTTATCTTCGTCCTGGTCTTAACGCCAGTGAGCAATATGCTGATGCAAAACTTGAGGGCCATCCATTAAGAGATCGCAATGATATGGCGCGCACAGCGATGCTTGCAGGTATCGCTCTTGGCGAGGTTGATAGCAGATTACCTCCCATGTTGGCATCGCTTTTATCCGGTGATAATAGCCCTGAAGTGATCAGAAAAATGCTGGTTTCATTTCTTGAAATTTCGCCTGAAGTTCGGGAAAACCCTGAAGGAAACCCCTCAGCCTCAGCGGATGTTAAAAAACCTGGCGTTTCGAAAAGCCGCTCTGCACAGAATTTGGCAAACTCACTCCCTGATTAACAAATCTACATCTTCAAAGGCTGCAATTTGCAGCCTTTTTTATACTGTTATGGTTCTAATTTGGTGTTCTTTTAGTACCAAAACGGTGTTGTTATGGTGCTGTTTTGTGTCTGGTTCCACTTTGAGGCTGATTTCGTGTTAAACAGGATGCAACAGAGGGTAAATTTAGAGTGTTTAGTGTTATACTTTTGCAAAGCATAGTGACTCCACTATAGAGCCAAAACCGCATCAATAAGGCTTCTGTTTGGAACCAGTTTGATACCAAAATAACACCGAGGAACGGATATGATTATATTGGTAGTCAGCCAAAAAGGTGGCTGTGGAAAATCAACCACAAGCGTAAACATCTGTGCGGAGCTTGCCCGCGAAAATAAGGATGTAGTGTTACTAGATGCAGACAAGCAAGGAACAGCTGCCCGCTGGGCAGCTGACCGTAACACGGCAGAGGTTTCTCCTGTAATTCATTGTGTCCAGAAGTTTGGTAATATTCGAGAAACACTTCTCGATCTGGATAAGCGTTATGAATTTGTAGTTGTTGATACAGCCGGGCGCGATAGCAAAGAGATGCGTACAGGCATAACCGCTGCAGATATTGTGTTAGTCCCATTCAGACCATCTCAACCAGATTTAGACACGCTGGCACACTTTGTTGAAGTGTTTGAAGAGGCTTTGGACCTGATGCCTAATCCTAGCATTAAGGCGTTCGCAGTCTTAACAATGGCCCCATCCAATCCGGTTGTGAATGAAACCAATGAGGCCAAAGAGTACCTGGCTGAATATCCGCAACTGAAGTTGCTGAAAACCATCATTCGTGATCGTAAGGTTTACCGCGATTGCATGGCTGAAGGGAAGGGCGTTGTTGAGATGGACAACGGGAAAGCTAAAGGTGAAATCCAGATGTTGGTTAAGGAGTTATTAAGTGATTAAGCCTCGTAAATCGGTAAAAGCCCCCGAAGTAAAAGACCCCGATCTTGAACGCCGAATTGAGGATTTTGCCAGTAAGGCTGATTTGGTGCCGGGTGAGCAACCAGAAGACAACAAAGTGCTCGATAAGGACGCCCCACGTGATTTTAAATCCATTCGTGTTGGCTTCAATGAATACGAGTACCAGGTACTTGATGCGTTAAGCAAAAAGCATAATCGCAGCAAATTGAATATGATCCGCCATGCTATCCTCATGCTTGCAGAGTCTGAGGATACAAAATGACGCCGGAATAACACCGTTTTGGTTCCATGTGGTATTTTGAGGCTACTTTGATGCCTTTTTAGTACCAGAATAGTGTTATTAGTGTACCGTAATGGTGTTTGTTTGGTGTTATAAAAGCCCCATGTGGGGCTTTTCTTAATTAAGCGTGGCTATAATGTCGTTAGCTATCATTCGCGTTGATGCTTTACAGGATACAGAGCGACGGGATGGCATAGGATACACCTTGAAGCCATTGCCAACGTAAAGTTCGCGAATGTTAGGCGCACCACTGTTTGTTATCACAATTTTCGCTCCGCGTCTGTGGGCATCCACCAGCAGTGACACCAGCCGTTGTTGATCTTCAAACCTAAAGCTATGCCCTGAGTAATTTGTAAATCCGGTAGTGTCGGGCAATGGTTCATAGGGGGGATCGCAGAAAATCACATCATCATTCCCGGCAGCCTCAATTACTCCAGCAAAATCGCCGGACACAAATTCCGAATACTTTGAAATATCGTCAGCCAGGAACGCCTCCATTTCCGCGAGAGGGAAGTGGGGTGATTTCTGCTTTCCATATCCGACGTTGAACTCTCCTTTACGGTTATAGCGAGTGACGCCATTAAAACAATGACGATTGAGATACAGGAACGCCGCTGCATGGTGAAGGGAATCATAAGCACCATTGTTGAATGCATTGCGAACATTCAAAAATGCATCAGCAGAGTTGTAATCCTGAAAAAAACGATATGCCAGTGTGATAAGAGAATGCCCTTCACGCTGCAATGTCTGATAGAAGTTAATCAGGTCATTATTGATATCGTTCAGCAGGTTGCTTTTAAATCCGGCATTAGTGAAAACAGCGCCACCTCCAACGAAAGGTTCTATCAACCGTTTTCCGTGGGGCAGGTGTTCGAAGATAATGGGCAGTGCAGAAAATTTGCCGCCGACCCACTTAAAGACTGGGCGATCAAATTCGTCCTCCGAGCGAATACGTCGCATATGGCTGATAGTGGCTTCCGCCGCAGGACGATGATTGTCGCTATAAGAAATAAATTTAGCACCAATATCAGCCACGGATTCCCTCCTTATTTGCTTCAAATACAGCTCTTGCAAAACCGTAAGGTGTCGCGCTACGAAAATTCGCTCTTTCAGGTCCTGGCGGTGCCTTGTGTATTCGGTTGTCTGGATCACCTAACGACTCGTCGATTCGCGGAGTTGGCATGATGAATCCTTGTCCGCTCCACAGGCATGTTTTTTTGGTGTAATTGTCTTCCTTGCAATATGCAGTGAAGTGATAAGGATGGAATATGTGATCAGGTTTACGCCAGAATGTCGATATTTGGCTGACCGGGTTTTCAATCATGTACGGGCAACCAATCATCTTTGCAATGTCGTAACACTGCCAGACAACCTGCATTGCTTTGAACTGGAAAACCGGATCTTTTTTCGCTTTATCTGCGAACCAGCGTGCGCCAGATACAGCCAGGTCAGTACACGGAGGGAAACCGGCTAAAAATACAACTCTGTGCAAATTTTTCCGAAGGAAATTGTAGACCTCATCACTGTCAATAATTGCGCTGATACGTGTGAGTACAGCACCTGACTCCATCAATTGGCTGCCGGACTCCTGGTGTTGCGGATCGACAATGACTGCATCAATGCCGTGTTCCAGCCAGGGGGAAACCATATTCCCTGTATAATCACAAAGACTCACCGCCAGCGGTCGGTTATTAATGCTCTGCTTCACCGCCAATGGCCTCCACCAGCGAGCTAAACATCGCGGATAATTCGCTTGTGAACAGAATGAAGTCAGCATCAAATCGCTGGGCAACATCTTCACGGTCGATGTCATCGTTCTGGTCATAGAGATCATCGCAAAACGTCAGTGCTTTGATGCTCATGTCATCGTTTAACCTGAAGGTCGCGCGGTCCTGCCAGTTGATTGCAACTGTTGTTGCAACTTTTCCGGCTTCAATATGAGTCATTATTTCCTCTGACTGTAGGTCTACTTTCTTGCAACGAACTGCGCCGCCGTCATCGAACAGAGATTTCAATATGGCTTCTTCGCCTGCTTTAAAGCCTTGAGGAAATGTTGACTTGAACCATTCGGTCATAGTCATTTCGAGCGGTTCTATCGGCGTGAATGGAATCACTGGCAGGCTGCCAAGTGATTTACGTAAGAGCGCCAGCATTTCTTCTGCTTTTCTGGCGCTGGAAGCTTCTACGAAGACCAGATAGTTGTCGCGATCAATAAGGATTCGCGACAATGATTTGCGAGTGAATGCGCGAGGCAACAAAGAGTGGAGAACTTCATCCTTCAGGGTGTTTTTTTCCGACTTCTTCAGCTTACGAGATTGCTCATTTTCGAGCTTTTCCACTTTTTTCTGCACTTCCTCCTTAATGACATGAGAGGGCAGGAGCTTAATTTCTCGCTGTTGCTGGAGAAGTAGAAAACCGTGGTATTCATGGATCAGGTTGTCAGCCAGAACCGGCACCCATCCGACTTTTGCCATTTCTTGTGATGCGCATGGAGTGAATGTGAATTGGCTTAAGGCATCACTAACGGTGGTTGAGTCCAGTTTTATTTCGCGGGCAAGGCGATAGACGTATATGTTTTTAAAGGCGACTAATCTCATTTTTAGCAAAACTATGTTAGAAAACAAAACTCAATTATCTAACACAGTTTTGCATTTTGCTATCCCTTCACAAAGGAGAAATTGCTCGCTGTTGCTTTTAGCGCGCCACCAGCTTTCAGGGCTATATCACCATCAGCTGCGACGGTTACATTGCTGCCTTTTACATTAACGTCTCCATCAGAGGATACATTGGTTTTGCTGCTTGATTTGACGTTAACCTCACCTCCAGCATTAAGCACTATATTCGCCGGGCCGATTATGTAAATCTGGCCGGATTCGTTCATCCCTATCCTTGATCCTGCGGCGGTGTTTGCTATTTCATAGCCACCGCCAGCCGTTCTTACCTCAAGGATATTGTTTCGGTGAATAACAAAATCTTCAGTCGCCGAAAACTGGGGGCGGGCAGGAGCACCATCAACTTCTTCTGGCGACCATCCACTTCCTTGTCCGGAGGCTTCCGGAGGCACATTTGGTACGCCTCCTGGGGCATCCTGCGCCGCGCCAACGATTAAAGGTCGGCGCGTGTCTATCCTGCCTTTAGCATCCAGATAAGGAAATTCGACCCAGACTAAATCGCCGCTGACTGTAGGTGTAAAGGCGTTACCGATAGGCATTTGATACTCTGCCCATGGGAGGTCTTCATCCGGTACACCGTCCCAGTCAGGCAGTATGCGGACCTGCGCTCGCATAAGTCCGGCAGGGTGTTTGGTCCCTACGATTTGCGCTCTGCGTTTCACTGGTTGGGTACTCCTAATATCATTCGTGTTGTATAGCCGATCCGGTCTTCAAAATGGGCTACGTTTTTCACCAGCAGCTTACGAGGCAACGATTCGTCCAGCTTATTTTCCTGGTCGTAACGATACACGAGGATCTCAATAACCATTCCCGGCGTGATGTCGGGATTACCCGCGACCTCAATATCCATTTTGGGTACGAGCGACAATTGCATATTGCGCAGAGTTTCCATATCCGGATCGGATATATAGCATATTGGAAGTGAGCTATCGCCATATTCGACATAGCCTTCAGTCATTGAATAGCCGGTAAATCGATACTGAGTATTTGCCGTAACGGCATACTCTTGCTGTATAAGCCTCATTTTTGAAATCGTGTATTCCGCCCTGGGGTTGTTCCCTTCATAGGTGAATGATGGTTTGGCTTTCATAAGGTCAGCTAATGTATAAAAGTTAAACTGACCACGGCAGGCCCAGCATAAAGCGCCTTTGTCGCGGGCCATTTCAGATAGCATTTTGGAGGGTTTTTCCCCGGCGGAAAGATGGTACGTACAGCTTCGTTTCAATGCGCTGGAGGCGATTTTCAGTGTACCGGTATACGTCTTGAAAATGGTATCAGGCGTTTTATTTGTATGCAGGTTAGCCCGTATAGCGGGGATCTTAAATATCCGAACGTCTTCACTGACTGCAATGACCGTGATGACATCACCAGCCAGCACCGCAGATGTTACGAAAAAAGTTGTTTTAAACGTGCCTGAATTGCCTTGTGGATCTCCCATCTCTGCAACCAGTGCTGCGCCGTATTTTGTTTTCCAGTCATCAATTATGGTGCCGGTAATGTCGTGAATTTCCAGTTTCAGCAATGGTGCACGCAGGTTTGCCTTTTCCACATATACGGCAGTGAATATCCACTCCCTGGGTACTTTGTTTCCGTTGATGGTAACGGACTGTAGAAAGTATTGCTGTAGCTCCTGGGACATGGCTTACCCCATTCTCAGAGAGGTTTCAGTAATAATTCGTTTCGCGTCCAGCTCCCAGGCGGTGATCACGTCTGCTATAACACTAATTGCCGTTTGTGCAGCATAAATACGCTCTTCCCCAATTGGGGCTGAAACATCAGCAAAACTGATGTCTTTAGCATCCTGAATCGCGCAAATTAGCGGGACGGGTACTCGTACCAGCGGGGTTGTTGCTTCAAACTGCGTTCCTGCCATCAAGCGAAGACGTGCTCCTAGCGAATTACACATCAGACTCATGGTCGCCTTATCCGTCGCCATTAATGTAACGTCATACGTCAGATTTGCCTGGGTGTATTCCAGGGCTACTAAAGGCATACCGCTGCCAGGTTCGCAGAAGTGATCACAGCTTTTGCGGTCTATCTGCTGGTCATTGTTGATATAGCTGATATCCATTGAGCGCGAGATATTAATCAGAGGGAGTGCATCGCGATTAATGTTCGGATTCTCTGGCTTTCTCCCTTGCCCGGCATTAGCACGGCGAACCGCTTTAAGGAACTCGACCGCGTTATCAAAACGGGCAACATAAACACGCTCCGCTGGTGGGCGACTCAGGAATGATGCAAAGCGCCTTTCTTCTTTTGCTGGTTCCACCAGCGTTACGTCAGAAAAAATGTCACTGATTAGCGTAGCAAAAGCGTTATCCACTCTTTCCAGACCAGTTGTCTGGAATTTTCCAGTACGCGTTGTCTGCCACTCGCCAATGCGGGACAGGAGAGTTTTGTTGGGTGTCATTCGATCACTCCGTTTTGAGTGGTATCAAAGTTCCTGGCCGGGATGCAGTAATAAAGGGAGCCGACGTGTTGTGTTCCGTAGCTGAAGATTCGATGCACGTACCACCAGCGGCGGGCGAGGCTATTCGCCATTTCTTCGTTCCATTCCAGGATTGAACCAACAGGTACGTTGTTTGCAGCAATACGCAGGATTAGCACTTCATCAGCAAGACCATCCTGTTCTCCATCGGCATCAATGGCATGAAACGAATCCCTTCCGTCCGGGTTATCCAGGACGTATACGATTTCCGGTTCCAGATAGGTAAGCTCACGCTGGTTGTTGTCCAGTTGCGTGAAAGACTCTTCACCTGTTTCATCGTTTACGACGCCATAGGTGCCATCAGCCGGGCGGTATAAAAGCGCCTCGAACGCGTCAGGGCTTGATTCAATAATGAGCATCCAATCGGCGCGGATCTGGTCGTTGAACGCTTTATGTCCGTTATATCGGGTTTTAAGCTGCTGGTTTGGTTCTCTGTTAGCGAGCGATGCCGGTAGGGGAGCGATGTCAGGTTCAATCACTTCCGTAACAGAGTCACCAGCATTATCAGGCCAATTATCATGGCTATTAGATTGGGTGGCGGCGTGCTCTTCCAGAATACTGAATGGCCCTGCACTGACATTCCCATTTTCCGTTGTGCTTCCTTCATTCGCTTCAACCGTCGTTGTCTCTTCTCTCTGCGTGCTGTCATGTTCTGTTCCCTTTCTCATCAGGCTTGCATCATCAGCAACCCATTCATCAAAACGGCCCATAAGCGTCCTCAAAGGTCGATTTATCAGGTATCGAAAGGAAGATTTTCGGGAGATTGTGATTTGTTTGCTGACAGGAGATTTATGTAGATTGGGGAGGCGAAAACTATCAGAGGTGCGGTATCATTGCTCGGTTGAAATTTAAGGAGAGACAGTGAGTCAGGAAGTTGAAAAGTGGCGAGCATTTGAACACCCTGATGGTGTTATTCGTGATTTGTCATTTCTTGATGCTCATCAGGCTGTGTTTGTTCAGCAACAAGAAGGAAAGCAACCGATAGAGTATCGCTTTTGGGTTACGTACTCTTTTCACTGCTTCACAAAAGACTATGCACACCAGACTGAGGAAGAGAAACTGGCGTTAATGTACCACGCCCCTAAAGAGTCTCGTCCATTTTGTGAGCGTCGCTATAATCTTGCTAAACTTCACTTAAAAGAGGCAATTCTGTCATTGTCGGAAGGTAAGGTGATCCATGCCGGATACGGAAGCTATGCCGTTATTGAGGTAAATATTGGGGAGGGTAACAAGGAATATTATTTTGTTGCGTTTAAGGCTTTCAGGGAAAAGAAAAAGTTGCGGTTACACATCACTAGCGCCTACCCGGTATCAGAAAAACCAAATGGCAGGTCAGTGAAGTTTTTCGCAATCGCATACAATCTGTTAAGGAACAAACCGCTTCCTAAGCCACCAAAATAACAAAGCCCACCTTAAGGTGGGCTTCGCCAGAAATTATTTTCTGGTATTCAGAACGCCATTACCGGACTTTGCCTTGACCAAGTATCACAACTGGTTTGACCTGTTATGATAGCTGGTTGCGGGATGTCTGAATTTCTTCAGTCTGCTGCATCCTCGAAGGTTTGGTTCAACATGTACCATTCCTTCACTGTCATAATAGTGTACTATTCATGTCCTTGCAAACACTTATACATTTTTTACGTTGTTCTTCACATACGCCATGAACATCTTTTCGGCTTGTGCTGGTGGTGTTCCTGCCATAACAAGCGCATCAATGAACGCCTGCTTCTTCAGTGCGAACTGATCAGCAAGGCGTTGCTGAAGTTCCTTGTTTTTCTGCTTCTCCCGTTGCAAAGCAGCTTCTTTTGCCGCTGCCCGTTTTTTCTGTGCGTCGGATAACTTTCTGGCCCTGGTCAGTTGGTCACGCAGCTTGTCGATCTTACCGTTGTCCTTTGCCAGTTTTGAGCTTAAAGCGGCCTGGCGTTTCTGATAGAGCTTCCATTCACGTTTAGCTGCCTCAACATTCGTTTTGCTGCTACGGTTTCGATTGAACGCCTTCTCGTCTTCTTTTGTGAAGTGTTTTGTCGAGCGGCGGCGATCGTCACCAAAGGCAACTTGCGTTGCAGCTTTTTGCAGGGCGCGAGCAATACTCATCTGCCAACTGGCAGACTGTAGTCGTGTCATTGAGTGGATCACATGTTTACAGGCGACGCCTTGCAGCTTAGGGTTGCGAACTTTTGGATAGGCGTATTCTTTTGGCGGGGCCAGGGCAAAGTTACCCGCAGTGGCGATGTAGCGATACCAGTATTGATGGCGACCGCAGTCACAATCGAAAGACACTCGCCCGGCACACAGTGATTTTGTGACTTTCAGGGCTGATTTATCGTCTTCTGCGATGTCATCGACCATCTGATCCCATTCTTCAAAACGTACCCGGACAATGTGGTGCTGGTGAACGGATATATCGGACGCTTCCACGCGGATATTAATCACATTGTGACGAAGAGATACGGGCGTAGCTCTTTTGATACCAGAACCGTCGTCTACGGCGTTATTTGCTCGCTTAATATCGATAGCCTGGCTGGACGCTACCAGTTGTGCGTATGTAATGCCACCCGTCTTGCTGTCGTATTTTTCGCGTGCTTTGCTTCGCAGCTTTTCGAAGCCTTTCAGATCGTCACGCGTAAAGAACGTGCCGCCTTTCTTTTTCCCCAGCTTAAGAATGTCTTCGGCTGATTTATTCCTAAGCCTGCCCGGCGTGAGTGTCCTGTGCGCCTGGCGGCGTTTGCGGTTTTGCTCTTTCCTGATGAGTTCAAATACGCGTGTGAAATCCTTAGAGGACAGGCCGTCAGTGATATATCGCCCGTCCTGATTTTTCAGGAAGTCAGGCATTTTCTATCTCCGGTGCCGAGCCAGCGTAATCGCGAATCTTGTTTCTTAGCCATGCTGCGTCAGGAAGAGTTAACGTTGTCCCTACCGGCATTTCTTCCATTTCTGACTCATGGCCCACCAGCACGCGAAATACCCAGCGCAAATCAGCGTTGCCATAGGCGCGATAGGCCGCCAGGTCTGAGCGATAAACCTCATCAATTTTTATCGTGTACTGGAAATTATCGGAGTGGTACTCCGATACCCGCTTGATCATCTCCTGATGGAATAGTGCGCGCAGCACATCGTCTTCAATGCATCGATCGTCGAGCCTGCTGTAACTCATAACAGTTCCTCACAGTCATAACCTGGGGGGAACTGTATGCAGGGTGTGAAATGCGAGAAACAGACAGTCCACCAGTTCAGGGGGATGTGGTTCATAAATCCCCTCACTGGTGACAAGTGACTTTCATTAATCTTTATGCGGGGGCCAGCTTCATTGTTTGCTGGCTGTAGATTAAAAATTAAATAGTGTGAATGACATGGACGTTATTCTCGAATTGTTAAAGCTAATTGTTCTGTTTATGAACGCCTCGTTGACCACGCAAATACTGGCGTTAGTATTTTTGTTACTCTTCTACCTGGTATTAAGGGAGTTAACTAAGCTACTGAGTTGATTAAAGTATCACCGTATCTTCATCAATTACTTGCCCGGCCAGCGATTTTGGTTGGGTATTTCCTGCTTTAGCTTTTTGATCGCTGATAATGGACAGGAACGAGGCCATTATCCCTGCTTTGTTTTCTTTCTCTACCGCTCCTGTCATTTGTTTCAGGTAATCCGCGCTGGCAACATTGTGGTATACCGTTGCATAGCAGCACAGAATCATCAGGATGTGCTCTGGTCGGATATCTTGCCAGTTAACTCGATAAACCTCTTCACCGTTGCCGTTGTATTCGGTATCGACGATAGAGTCGGGGATCTCAAATGCCCCTTTGTTCTTGTCAGGCAGGGATAGCAGCCTTTGTAGTTTCAGCTCCCGGTATCTCTCCATGCCGACAATGATCGCTGCTCTGCCGTCGGCGTGCCGTGTTTTTAATGTTACCTGGCTGGCACCTGTACCGGCTGAAATGGTTGGCGTGATTTCGTCAACCAGCACCTTAAATTCACTTTTACGCAGCTCGGCAATTGCTGGTGGAATTTTTCGTTTTTGTTCAATAGCAGATGCAGGGAGCGGCTTTACTTTGTCAATTACAAGCGCGCCGTCTTTCAGGACTGCCGTAGCCATCAGCGGCTTGTTAGTAGAAAGACTGAATATTGCGATCTTTTGCATGGCTTTTACTCCACGATAGCAGGCACAAAAAAAGGCCGCACATGGCGGCCTGCTTTGGCGTTATGACTCCCTACCGCGCATCGGCTGAAAGTTAGTCGTCAAAAGAACCTTCAACGGGAGCCGTTTGCGCAATGGATTTTGTCCAGATTGTGATTTCCAGAATAGTGTCAACAATTTTTTTGATTTTTTTATTCGCGCTGAATTTGGCCTAAGTCATTTTGGCGTAGACGTTTGTTTTTGTAACATAAAACTTCAGTTTGTTTACATGAAGGATGGTTTTGTGAAGTTAAGGGTTTTGGGAGCAGTGCTCGCGGTTATATTGGGGGGAGTTTCTCTTAATGCTGCCTATGCAGGCGCGTTACCTGCAAAGTATGAGGCTGGGCTGAAGGTGTTACGAAACGCCAAAACAAACTATACGCCTGATGAAGTTTCAAACTATTGCCAGAAAGAAAATATCCCACTGAAGCCTGTAGAGCCATTCTTTAAAAGCAACATTGAGTTCTGTGTATTTGCGTATGCAGCAGATGAAACAGGAAAGGCCATACAAAAGACAGGGTATTCCACCAAAGACACAATGTCAGTGTTAAGTAACGGCGTGTTGCAGTTTGAGCTTTATCGTCAGCAAGGAATGGGAGATCTATTGCAGCCTTTGTATGTGCTGGCTTGGGTGCCTGAAGGGCAGCAGTTTCTTATCCGGAAAGGGATGCTTCGGCAAAGTGATGTGGCAGGATTCAATAACATGATGGAACTTGAACGATCCGCGAAGCAAAAACCAGCACCTAAGCAACCTACAGCGGAATGCATTGGTAGTGAGATCCAAAAGATATTAAGTGAGCAGCCTTACATTGATCGTGGGGTAGCCGAAGTCGCTGCAAAAATGAAATGTACTAATTAAAGTCAAATAGAATAACAAAATGGTAAAGTCTGGAGTTTGTGAAATGTTTTTAAAGAAATGCGGAAACATATTTTGTTCAACAGCGTTTACTGCTGTTATTGCTCTTTCGGTTCCCAGCATATCTTTTGCTGAAGATTTTAGCAAAATTGACTGTAACGCCACAAAAACAAGGCAGATGTTGATCGATGATTATAACGAACTTTTAAAAGATGAACCGGAAAAAGTAACAGTAATTGATGCTTACGATCAGATTAATGAAATAAGCGAAAAAAATAAACTCCAATGCCTAGGAACGTATGAGTTCTCTGATGGAAGCACGCTTAGAGTTAGGTATAATTTATACCTAAACAGCCTAGGTACACCTATATATAAATTTGTCCCAGTTGAGGATTTAACGCAATATGACGTAAGCGCATCTATTCATAATGCTCCTGCAACCATTACGAGTGCGCCTGAAAATAATGGAGAAACATACGCCTGTAAGGTCGCTGTAACCTACAATGGAAAACGCTCAAACTACATGGGGGATTCTGGTACATGGGACCGTGTGATTACTGATTATGGATCTTACTTCTCATGGGATTTGCCACGCGGAAACAGAGGTAACAGCACTGGGCAGGATGCTTTTAGTGGTATAGACGTATCAAAGCCTGTATTAGAAAATCAGTTGGTGAGAAAGGAAGTCGAAAAAGATGGTAGTGTGGTTGATGAGTTTAGGACTGAAGTAAGCTATGGTGAGAGACAATCAGCACATAAGTTTGTATATGCCCGTAGAATAAAACCTACAGGGACGAGAGAATATTATGTCACAGATCTGACTGATAAACGGGCATTTATGTTTCTGAATTGTCAGCAAGATTCGTAGTTGATATAGCAGGCTTAAAGATTAAGCCTGCTATTTGTTTTACTCGGTAATTGTTTTGCAGTTGTTTTTATTTAAGGCCAACCCAAGTTTACTTGAGGCTAACTCATTTTCTGTGTGAGTGCCAGCAAATACAAAGCCTTGTTTTATCTTGTTTATGGTGAAATATTTGTTGTACATGAAAGCCCAAATAAAAGAGGCGATCCAGGGGCCAATTCCGGCAGTGAGGAATGCCAGTATCAGCATCACCAAGAACACCCCAATGAAGGTTATAAAGTCTTTCCTGAACAAAGCAGGAAAAGCACCAAACAAGAATGTAGTCCAAGAAAAACCATAAAAACCGGTTATTGACTCGCCAGTTTGAGGATTTTCAAGTTTAATTTTAGTAGCCAAAACCATTCATCCTTTAACATAAAAAACAAATACTTATAAAGCTGTGTGAGTCTGCAATACTACTAATTTACACTTTGTAATGCAATGAGTTGATGTATGTCTTGTGACGCTGTTATTCATATCTGTAGGAGTTAAGATTTTTCGGTAATGGTGATTTCATCTCCTAGCCGATAGCGGCGGGGAACGGAACTCTCCATCAGGTCACGAATTGCTCCCGCCTCACGCAGTTCCTCTGTCTCCCAGTATCTGTTTGTCACCAGGTCAAGGCTGGCAATGACTTTATGCCGGTCATTCGGCATTGCTTCTTTTTCAGCCATTATCATCAGTGAGAACTCTTCATCCAGTAGAATTTGATACCAGACTTTTGACAGTTCCAACTCTCTAATGAGGGTGAAGCGCCGCTCAATTGTGGCAGCAGAATAAGTGAAATCTATTTTTTTGGTGGCATACATTTTGCTGTGTCCGGTCACTTAGTAGTTAAAGCCCCGGCATGACCGGGGCAAAAGCTATTAACTAACAATCCAGTCGGTTGCTGCTATATCTTCTGGCTGCAAATCAATCGCACAGATCTTACCGTCGCGAATGGTGCGCCAGTTTTTCCGTGAGCCTCTTTCGGGCCATACCCAGACACTTTCAGGCCAGGATGCTCGACGGCATACGGTTGCATACCCTGTTTTAATCTTCTCTCTGGCGGTATGCAACGACAGGTTTGCCTTTGGGCTATCAGGCACAGGGTGGTGAATGGCCTGAAACAGCCCCATCCTGGGGTGATACCAGCGTTTGTTGCGTGGTTCTGCCTCCGACATCACCTGCTTAAAGGCTTTCCGGAAGGGGGCCAGGGCCACAATTGAGCGTCGCGCAAGCAAACCGTCGGGAGTCAAAAACTCATGCGTATCAGTGGGTATCCGGTAAGCGTTAACCAGGTTGCGACATTTGGCTTCAGTCAGGCCACATTTCGCCGCCAGCTGGCGGTAGCCAATGTAGCCTTCCGGAATATTGCCTTTCTTTATTTGCTCGAGTGTTTCAGCGACCATCGATACTTGTGCTGATACCTCGGCTACCTGGGCATTTACGGCGTTGATCCGGCGTTCATGCTCAAGATGCATTTGCGCCATTTCAGCCAGGATTTCGGCTTTTGATTTTAACTGTACCCGGGCATTCTCCAGTTCGCGCCAGCGGTCCACCAGCCGGGCGGTGAATTCCGGAGAGAGCTGCGCGACGACAATGATGCTGTCTCGTTTTCCTTGTTCGCCTTCAAATATGTAAGCCTTGGAAAATCGACGAGGGCCAACTGATTGTTTATTTTCAATTTCCACAGATTGTGGAAATTGGATCACACTCTTTTTAGCCAGTGTTTCGATAGTTCTCTTCACACTATCTTGGCGACTTCCTACCAGTTCCGCGATCTCAATGCTGGTCATTGTCGCTTTTTGAGAGATGGACAGATTCATCAGTGCACCTCCACGCAGTTCATTGGCAGATTCCAGTAATTGAGGATCTCCATCGCATCAAGAGTGAAGCGTGCGGCAAAAATGCAGGGTTCTTCAGGAAGGTATGAACGAGCTTCTGCTTCGGTTGCAGCCATGACGCAGATATACAGGTGTTTTTGGCAGGAATAGAAACGCCAGATAAATTCAGAATGAGTTGGGGTAGGGATAGTAGCCATATTGGCAGCCTCCTTTTGCTAATTTAAGGAGCTACCGCGTGAGGTTCCAATCTCAATGGCGGTAGCACTGACTGGGTTGGAACTACCGGCGCAAAAGGGAACCGGCCTGCCTTTCGGCAGCCCAGCCAGCACTACCATTGATCTCTGAGCTAAACGCTACGTATGGCTGTGCGATGGCATGACACAAGAAAAGACGCTTTCGGCGTCTGTGTCGCCTTTTGCATTATCCGGGGTTCCAATCCCGGCACCCGTTTTTCTAAGGTGCCGTAGAAATATACCCCACGATAATGCCAGGGCGCAACTGTGTGTTTTCTTATGCTTTTCTTTTCTTCTTTTGGGCTTGCTTGCAAGCGTAGGCCATTGCTTTAGCTTTCACTTCATCCAGCTTCCCGGTGATCACTTCTTTTCCAAGAGTGACAAACCAATCATAGCAACCGCCAGTGATGTTCTGGATTTGAAAGTTGAGGTAGCGAACGGTCATTTTGACACCCCCAGCGCGAGTAAAGAATGCAGATTATCGCGTGAGTGGCGGACAACGAGTGATGGGAAAAGACAGTAGCTGTTCATAGTGTAGTGACTCCTTGCTTTCGGAGCCGCCATCGACTGTTCCACGGTCTGGTGGCGGCGCAATAAAGGCTGGAACACCGTGAGTCAACGGGGGCTTTTCAGCCACCTATATTGCACCGCCATTGGTATGGCGGCGGCAATCATACGAAAAACCAAACGGTTTGTCTCAAAAAGTTGACCGGTGTACCAATCGGTTGTGAATGTACAACGGTGAATTTCACAATTCAACTTAAAATGTTAGAAAACTAATTTATTAATTCAGTCACCATCTGATACAACGTCATTTCATCAGCATTGTGCCGCCTGAAATCTGCTTTGCCGCCTATTTTTCCATCAGCATGAACAGGGACCAACCAGGGGTATTGCTCGCGTATCTCTGCTGGCGCTGCGTGTTGATGGTGCCATTTACACAAAGGGAGAACGTATTTATGCGCGTTCTCTGCCGTTCTCCCGAAGATGTGGTGCAGGGATACCACAGGGCTATGCTGTCCGTGCATATGGCAGGCAATGCAGGGGAGAGCACCGATGGTAGTTTGTATCCGGCGCTCATCTGCTGTGAGTGTTCTGCCTTTCAGGCCGCGTGACGCGCGAGTTTTTTTGACAGGAGCAGAAGCGGCCTTCTCTTTTCTTCGCTGTTCATATTGCTTCGCTTTTTCAATTTTCTTTTGCCGATATTCAGGCGATGCGGCTTTTTCTCGCGCACGCTGCTGCTGGCGTTGAGCTTGCTGAAGACGCTTTGCCCTTTGTTCCTCCCGCCATTTCGGATCAGCCAGTTTTTTCAGGGCTTTTTGCGTCTGTTTCTCCCAATAGCTTTGCTTCATAGAAATACCCGGTTTGTCTACATCACCGCTATGGTTGATCAAATGTGTTAGAAAATCAAAATTGATTTTCTAACACAAAATGAAGATACTTTTTTCGGACGCTATATCAGGAGGTCATGATGCTTGTCGCAATAAGTGCAATCCACCAGCAATCCGGTACAGAAATTGGGTTGCTATATGCCCTGTTTTTCACTGTCCTGGCGTTGTTTGAGCTGGGTATTGAACTCTTTGCTCTCATTAACTTTTGCGTAACGTTCCTGGGGAAACTTTGATGGCTATACGCATTATGAAAATTTACATCGCGGGTCCGATGACTGGTTATCCCGACTACAACCGCACAGCGTTTTTTTCGAAAGCAAAAGAGCTGATGGAGGCAGGGCATATTGTTCTGAATCCGGCGCTGTTACCTGCTGGCCTCTGCCAGAGCGAATACATGGATATTTGCCTTGCTATGGTGCGTTCGGCTAATGCGGTCTATTTGCTCAAGGGGTGGGAGGAATCAGTTGGCGCTCGTGCAGAGCACGAGCTGGCTCAAAAGCTGGGGCTGAATGTAATTTATGAGTCACCAACCAACATTGAATGCCAGGTTGCTCCGCATATTTACCGGGAACTGGTCAATGCACTGCGTGATATCGCTGCTGTATATCACGGCACAGAACAGCTTCGTGAGCGTTTAGCCCATACCATTTCCTATTACCTGTCTTTATCTCATGAGCACAAGCTCCGCCAGAAGGTAATGATCAAATTTATCATGAGGTTATCGAAATCCCTGGCAAACGCCGATCCAAAGAATCCATTACCGAAAGAGGCAATGAATTACCTGAAGTCCTGCAACGTTGTTTCTGAAGATGGCGTTCTTTTGGTTAGAAGGAGTTCTGCGTGAGCTGGCGGGGATGGGGAAGGGCAGAAATCATGATACTCCGCCAGTGCGCCGGGACTATGACAGTCGAGAGTATTGGGAGGCTGATCGGGCGTACCGGTAGTGCTGTCAGAACCAAAGCGCGGCAACTGCGGATCTGCATGATTCTGAAAGGAGACTTTCACCCGTCAGCCAAATACCGGCAGGGCGATATAGAACTGGCACGGCAGCTTCATCGGTGTGGTGTTCCCCGCCGTGAGATCGCAGAAAAACTCGAAATGCCCCTGGGCATGATTAATCAGTACGTTTATTTCGAAAGGAGAGTGTATGAAGTCTGAAGGTTTAACGCCCGCACAACTGGCAGAGCGTAACGCTGAATTACTCAGGATTACCCAGGAAAAAGCCTTCCACATACTCGAACGATTAGAGACGCTCTCTACGGAGGAGGAGATATCCCCGGAGATGCTGGTCGAGTGCAGCCGTGTGATATTGCGTCGCAAGAACGACATCGCGCGGCTGACATCTGGCGCACCATCCGTATCAGCCAGTCCAACGCTTTATTGCAGCTTCTGTAACAAATCCCAGCACACCGTTAAAAAGTTAATTGCCGGGGACAACGTTTTCATCTGCAACGAGTGCGTGAAAGATTGCAACAACATTATCCAGGAAGAGCAAAGGGAATCAGCATGAAATTTTCCAAATTTTCTGAGTTGGTGAATCGTATTTTGTCCAACAACCACAGCCATCGTCGCGATATGGATGTAACAATCGTTGTTCATTCGCCTGGCAGCATTGGTTCAACACCTTCAGTTGAGGTTCAGTCAATTCACGCTGGTTTTGATTGGGATTCCGGGAAAGTGCTTATTTTCCCATCACAGCCACTGACCACGCTAACACCAGAACAGATTACTGATATCACTGATAGTGTGCGCAAAGGTCAGTCTTGGCACGCATATCAGGAATACAAGAAGCATCAAGAGCAGTTGGAAAAATTGTCGATTGAACTGGATGCCGCAAAACAGCGCATTGCAGAGCTGGAGGGTAATCGCACGGCGCTGGCAGTGGAGAATGAGCTGGCTCGTAAGGCAGTTCAGGCATTCTGCGATGTTGTTGGCGACAACACCGAGGTTATCGCTGAGGTGGTTGGGCGAGATGGCGTTCTGGTTATTTTGGAGGCCATGAAGGCAACAGGAAATATGCCAGCCACCGATGCTTTCCTGGCTGAAGTACGGGCGCAGGGCGTGGAGATGTTTGCGGAGTGTGCATACACGCTTGAACATCATGATCACGCAGTAGCCTTCGCCGCTGAGCTTCGCAAAGGAGGCAACCAGTGAGCAAGATTGACTATCAAGAACTGCGCGAGGCGGCGGAACAGGCAACGCAAGATGAATGGGTAGCATATATTTTGCCGGGTCATAACGGCATTTATCCTGCGCGCACGTCTGAGGGTAGGCATTGCGGATACTTTATTGACTGGCCTGGCGTCTGTCAGGGGCGGGAGAGCATCAGCATCAGAACCTACGCAGTGAATTGCAATGACGCATGGCTAAACACCGAAGGTGATGACATCTCCGGCTCATACGTTAAGTACAAAGACCATCAGGAAGTGGTTGCCGCTCTTGAGGCCAAGTGCGCGGCGCTGGCAGTGGAGAATGCGGCGCTTAAACAGTCGGAGAAGGAATTTAATAACTTCTGTCGTCAGGAGTACTACGGTTGGGAGGACAACTTCACGGAAACCCCAGCTACCGACGCTCTCCTGGCTGAAGTACGTGCGCAGGGGGTGGATATGGCTCGTAACGCGATGATTGATTTTGTTGATGGTGAAGTTGGGCCAAACAAGAACGTTCCGGGGCTGATTAGAGGCGCAGAGATATGCGTAAGTATTGCTGAACAGCTTCGCAAAGGAGGCAGCCAGTGAATATCGACACGACAATAACGATCGATACGCTCCTAAATACCGGTCTGGCACTTCTCGGTTGGCTTTACATCATGTCCCGTACATGGCGATGGCTGGGTTCCATTTTCCTGAAACAGTGGAAAAAACGGCGCAAACAGGAACTACGCCAGAAGGCATTAGAAGCGTTCTATGACGCATTTGAGCTTAGCCGCATTGAACCAGGTACAACAGCCAGGATAGCGACAAAAGGCGACCTGATGATAGTGATGTTCAGACAGGAGAAAACAAAATGACAGAACAGACGATGACAAATCGCGAACTTGTTGATGCCGCGATTGAACTTGCTGGCGATTTTTATTCCATGTTGGGTTACGAGCATCGACCTGGTTTTAAGTATTGGGAGTCACCGCATCCGCAAGAACAACAGGTGTTTGAAATGGCCTGCCGTGCTTTTGAGGTTATTCGCGGTTCTGATGTGATGGAGGCCGTTGCCGACTTGGAGGATGAAGAGTGAGCATCATTAAAGAAATGCCGGTAGAACGTGATGAATATGGCTGCTGGACACATCCGGAGTATGAAAAGTTTTGCGCAGGTCGTGAATATATATCCACTGAGGAATTTGACGCCTGGATGAAGGAAAATAATCTTCAGTGGACTATTCGCAGTATGGATGAAGATCATTTTAATCTGGACGCAGATGGTCCCGATATTGCCGCCTGGGAACCAGAGCGACCAGAGGGCGAAGGATGGTTTGTTGGCTCTATTCATGACACTGAAGATGGCCCGGTTTGTATCTGGCTGCGGGAGAAGGTTGCCGCATGACCCAGGCGCTGCATGAAGTGAATTTATATAGCCGTATTGATGGTTCAGGCTACAGAAACATATGGGTTGTTGGTGATCTGCATGGTTGCTACACCAGATTGATGTCTGAACTTCATCGTGTGGACTTTGACCCGACACAGGATTTACTGATATCGGTTGGCGACCTTATCGATCGCGGCACCGAAAATGTTGAATGCCTGGAGCTATTGCAGATGCCCTGGTTTCGGTCGGTTATGGGAAACCACGAGCGATTAATGATCGATGCGTTAAGCCCCGCAGGCAACGTGAATAACTGGCTAATGAATGGCGGCCAATGGTTCTTCATGCTGGACGCTGATCGGGAAATATTAGCCAGGGCGCTGGTGGAGCTGGTAAGACGTTTACCCTATATCATTGAGTTGAACACCGGGCATGAAACTATCGTTATAGCCCATGCCGACTATCCTGATAACGAATACCAGTTTGGTAAACCTGTTAGCGATCTCAATGTTACCTGGCGGCGTGAGCGATTTTATGACGCGGTTGATGGTGTTGGTGGAATGATCACTGGTGCAGATAGCTTTATTTTCGGGCATACGCCAGTAAACAGCCCGAAATCTTTCTGGAACCAGCACTACATAGACACTGGCGCGGTTTTTTGCGGAAATCTGACGCTAAAGCAGGTGAAGGGAGGCCAGCCGTAATCCTGAACACATCGTTTATGCACTCAAAACCGTGTTAGAATATTGATTTTAATTTTCTAACATATTATTTTACCGCTCGGAACAAAACAGAGTCGGTATACATTATGAGTGCAATAATCACACCTCATTTCGTAAACGGAGCTGGTGTGGCTGTCTTTCCGGTAGACAAGCCCACCAGCAACTACATTGGCGCAGGTCGCCGTTTCATTATCTCTCCACTTCCGCGCGAACAGGCTGAAAACACGCCAGATGGCGTAGTGGATCTGAACTATTCGCTGGTTGCCAACCAGTCTCTGAAAGCATTTTTTCAAAGCGAGCGCGTATTTAACGCATTAGGCGGTGAAGATTCGCTTGTTCATTGGGTAAGTTCCAATATCCACGATTGCCAGGCGCACGATAAGCGCGATTGCAGCCACCAGCTAACCACTCATTTCTATAACGGCTCTGCCGTTCGCCTGTGCTGGAAACATGATGCGGAATACATGATGAAGGGGTACGGCAAGCTGGATGACCAGTTATCCCTGAATCGTGCCAACTGGGTTATGAACTGGGCTGCGAGCGAGTTAAAACTACCGCCAGAACGCGATCTGAGCATGGTTGAACTCACTTTTTGGGCCATTCGCCGGAATCTGAAAGACGAGCTGCCAGATGAAGCCGGTCGCATTGCATTTTGTCAGCCAAAACAGGAAATCCCTACCGGCACACTGAAAGAATCGGATATCACCTGGGAGCACAGCACCCGTGAGCTGGTGGACATAACCGCAGAGCAGATCGTCAACCTGTCTGTAGATGAGGATTCCGGCCTGCTGTATATGCGCCGACCAAAAGCGGTTCTCGGTAAAAGCCCGGCTTATCTCCGGTTTGTGATTTCTCGTCCGTGCATCGGATGCGGAGGCAAAGTTAATCACCCGTTCATGTACCGCGCCCGCTCGTTAAACGAACACGATCGCTGGGCCGTTCCTCTTTGCGATGAATGCGCCAGAAGCGCAGAAAACGATGTCCGGGCATGGGAAAAAGCACATGGCATACGCCTTTACGTAGCCGCCAACCAGCTTTTCGACTTCGCCATCGAGCGCGGAGTGATCACGTTCAATAACTGATGGAGTGGATCAAAAAATGAAAGAACGCGGGATGATTTTTAACGATGAGATGGTCCGGGCAATTCTTGGCGGGAATAAAACACAGACTCGCAGGATTGTTGAAGAAAAATTCTATGGACGAGCAGTTGCCGCAGAGTTGCTTGCCAAGCATTGTCCATATGGTCAACCGGGCGATCGTATTTGGGTTCGCGAAACCTACCGGGTACATGGCAAAGCGACGGACGTCGCAACGCTGGTTTATCGCGCAAGCGTGCGTAACTCCTGGACAGAACAAACGCACCGGGTTCCGGTCGATGTTTGTAATAAACCAGTATCAGAAAAGTGGACGCCATCAATTCACATGCCGCGCTGGGCATCGCGCATTCTTCTGGAAATTACCGACGTGCGTGTGGAACGGCTGCATGACATGAGCGAGGCAGATGCTAAAGCAGAAGGCGCAACTCCGGCGACGTACAAGATTACGCCACCTGAAGCTGTTTATCGCGTTGGTTTTGGTGATATCTGGCGCAGTATTTACGGGCAGGATAACTGGCTATCTAACCCGTGGGTATGGGTAATCGAGTTTAAGCGTATTCAGGGGGCAACCAGTGAGTGAGTCAAAATGCCAAATTAATGGCAACAAGATAGAACCGTGCGCGGCGTTGACGCAATCCCTGGAACATGACGCTGAATACACGACGCGAAAAGGTCTGCTGAAATACAAAATCTATAACCATGCATTAATTCATTCACAAGACCTGATCATGCTGCGGTCAGGCGAGTTTTCTAAATCGCCTATTCGAGTTTCATTTTGCCCATTCTGTGGTGAAAGTCTGAAAACGTGGGAAGCGGAGGCAGCCAGTGAGCAAAATTAACTATCAAGAACTGCGTGAGGCAGCAGAACGTGCAATTCCAGAAATGGAGCTGCTGACGCTTCCATTTGATGCTTGGTTAAGCAAACAGGAGCTTAAAGACTACGGTGTGGATATTGATGTCATCAACACCTTCAGGCTTCTGGCTGGACCGGAAACCATGCTGGAACTGCTGGATGAAATTAAGCGCCAGGAAGACACAAATATTGATGCCACGTGCCGAATTTCAGAGCTTGAGACTATTCTAGCGACGCTGGTGGCAGAGAACGCCGGGCTGAGACACGTAATGACCACCTCCATTGAGCATGAGAATGTGGAGATTGAGCAAACGGCAGGTTGCCCACGTTTTAAGCTGAAAGGCAAAGACAGACTGATTGCAGATCTTAGAAAGCAACGTGCCGAATGGATACGGAAAGCATTGCGTTACTCTGAAGAACGCGCAGCATTGGCTAAACGAATCGAAGAGATGGAGCAGGCCAACACAAGACAGGACGCCAATATAAACCACCAGCAGGAGGGCGTGACTCAATCAGTCACCCGATACATATATCACTACAACGCAGTGAATGGTTCTGACTCTATGTCTGGAATTGCGCGGTTAACTTTCATGATCAAATCACAATCTGACCTTGACGCACTTAAAAGCGCACTTAGCAAGGTTGGTGGTTTCCGTGCAAAAGCAATTACATCTCTTTCATATCTTGGGTGTGAGGAAGATAGCAAACGATGAAAGAAGGATTTAAAGATAATTCAGGTGCAGCGCAAAACACTGGAGAAATCATTGAGGCATTTAATGGGGAGGAAATGCCCACTTTATTCAGAAAAGAATATCCGCGAAAGAGTAGAGCAATAGAATTGCTGTTTATCATTCTGTTTTTCGTGTTGCTGATACCAATAGCCTCAATATTAGTGACTGTTCTAATGGGGAGAGTATTTGAACCGTTAGTTGAACTGTATATCGATATAGTGTGGACCCCATTCAGGAAGCTACACAATAAAATTAACCCACATAAGGAAACAGATATGGCAACTTTGACAAAAGAAGATCGTTTTACCAAAAAACAAATCGCCGAGGCAAAAATCCTCGATAACAACGGAACCTACTTCATCAACGGTTCCATTCTTCCTGTTTATATCAATGAAGATGGAGACACTTACCTTATTGAAGAGTACGAAAAAGGCGAGCCGAGCGAACACCTCATTAAAGATTTGTTCGCGGATGGCGTTATTGTTGCTGTTAATCCGATTGGCTACAACTAAAGCATAAATTATGACCAGTATTACCAGAGAACAGGCCAAGAAAATTATTGAAGCTGCCGATGAGGTTATTAGTGCGCTTGCCGGAACTAACGAGGATGTTCACCCTGGTAGCGATAACATGCTACGTCTGTGGGATGACCTGAATGACCGTTACGCGCCGCCGGAAGTTGTGCGTGAGCTGGCGCGTATCGTGCTGGCATCGCTGGAAGCGGAGCCTGTAGCGTGGCGATATCGCTACGTGAAAAAAGGCGTTACGGACTCTCAGGGGGAGCCGTGGGTTGGTGACTGGAAATATGTACCGACAAAAGAGGATTGCAACGACAGGCCGAGCTATGA